GTGGCTATCAACACCCTTACCGATGCCGACTGCAAGCGCGCCACGCCCAATAATGGCAAGCTGCGCAAGCTATTCGATGGCCATGGCTTGATGCTTGCCGTTCTACCGAGCGGCAACAAGGTGTGGCGCATGGCCTACCGCAACAGCGATGGCAAGCAGCAGACCGCAGTCATCGGCCCTTACCCACTAATCAGCCTCAAGGAGGCGCGCGAGCGCCGGGACCAGCTGCGGGTGAAGCTGATCGACGGTGCCGACCTCAAAGCGACCAAAGACGAGAAGCCAACTTCCGCTTTCACCATTGACCAGGCGATCCAAGACTACTGGGCCGGCCGCACCGACGCTTCTCCTGGTTATATAAAGAATGCCACGCGTGCGCTCGCCATGTACGTCTCGCCGAAACTTGGCAGCAGGCCTGCAGGTGAGGTGACGCGTGACGATCTGATGGCGGTGCTGCGCCCTATGGATGAGGCCGGCAAGTCGGTCTACGTCCGCCGCACCCGTATGTGGATGTCGCAGGTACTGGAGTGGTGCGTTGAGCATGGCCACGCCCAGCACAACATCGCATCGGATATCAATGCCAAAGTGGCGTTCTCGAGAAAGCCTGTCGAAGGGTTTGCGTCGCTTCCATTGAACGAGGTTCACCCCTTCATGGAACGACTGGCGCTGGAAGATCAGCTTCAATCAGTTATGGCGTGCAAGCTGCTTGCGCTGACTTGGACCCGCACTGACGAATTGCGGCGCATGACTTGGGACGAGATCGAAGGCGACCTCTGGCGAATTCCTGGGAAGCGAATGAAAAAGAGGCGTGAACATCTGGTGCCGCTATCAACTCAAGCCTTGAACCTGCTCGCCGAATTGAAGCAGCGTTCGCGCGGCAGCATTTATGTGTTTCCGAACGACCGCGATGGTAAGCGCGCAATGAGTGAGAACTCCATTCTGTATCTAATTCACAGGTTAGACTATAAGGGTCGGATGACCGGTCACGGATGGCGTAAGATTGGCTCGACCTGGGCTAATGAAAATGAATACAACGCCGACCACGTCGAGACCCAACTGGCGCATAAAGAGGGTGGGGTGAGAGGGGTTTATAACTCGGCAGAATACCTGAAGCAGAGGAGAGTGATGCTACAGGCTTTTGCGGATTGGCTGATGCCTAACCAAGGAAAAGAATGACACCAGACGAAATTCTTAATGTCTACTATGCTGGCATGACAGAAGTGGAACTGCAGCAGCGTTCAGTAAATTCAGTGGTCAAAGGCCAGATGATCCAACTAGGAAATAGACTGCAAGAGGTAGAGGGCGACAAAGACCATACAATGGGCAGCCATAATATGGCCTTCAGAGACCCAATTGGTAATGACTGGCAATTCTACGGTCGGAAGGTGGTTACAATTGCTGAAACTATCGACAGTACGCTCCGACACGAAAATAGGCAATATCAATGGCTACTTGTCGAAGCCTATGAGCAGTTTGAAATTTTTCTGTTACACCTCTATGCATTTGTGGGGAGGGAACGAATTGAGGCTTGGACCCAGAGGGAGCGGGCAATGCTTTCCGACAGCGCGGCCATTGAGCCAAGCTTTGACGATTGCCTTATAGCGGTCAAGGCAATTGCGCGCTCGATCGGAGCGGAATTTGTACTGAAGTCTCTGCGTAGAATTCTGCCTCAGCTAGAAAAGCTCGAGAACAAGAACGCCACCGGGGCCAGTCTTTTGTTGAGCACCAATGTTACCGCTCAACTGCGTCATCACATAGTCCATACTGGGGGGCAAGTTAAAGACCGGGAAACATTCAACAGCAAAGTGTTTGCTAAGTGTGGCCGGTCCGGCCATAAAGCGTTTGTTGATGAGTGGCTTCCGTATATTAATAGCTACTTCCGCTACACAAATTATCCATCGACGATCTGTCTAATTAAGATTCCGATGGATAATGAATTTTCGCACCAAGACGTTCTTCAGCACGCGTGCAATCTCCTCTTGGCCCATGCTTATTTGGCCACAGTGCAAGTAAAAGCTTATTTTGATCAGGCTCCTAATTGACGAATCTCTGCCGTGAATTAGGCAAGTAGAGAAGGATTGTACCATCGGATGTACTAGGTTACACTTAACATGACACACTGTCAGATGAGTTAGATTGCTGCGAGGCGGCCAAAGCCAGGGTGGAAATTTATCGAAAGTCTATGTTTTTGATACAGTCAACGTTAAAAGGACCAGGTGGGATATGAATATCGGAAGTGGACAATTCGTTTACATGGCAATGATGCAAGACAGTCCGTATCTAGTGAAAATTGGACACTCGCACAATCCCATAGACAGGGAGCGCTCTCTCTTTGACGCTGGGGTTCCAGAGCCGTATCACATGCTACACGTCTGGGAGGTACACGACATGCTCCACGTTGAAAAGGGAGTTATACATCCCTGGTTAGAGCGATTCCGAAATATTTATCGCAAGGAGATATTCCATCTTGATGCCATTTACCCTGACTTAATTGACCCAGAAATATGGGATAGCATAAACGGCTTGAATCTCGCCAACAAGCTCTCTGGAGCCATCGACGATTACCTCAAACAACGCAATATTGCATACCAGCGGGTCTGGTATAACGACCTTGAGCGATATGACGCTGCCATTCAGGAGCAGAAGAAATCGTCATAGTCCACGCATTATTAGCCCGCTGTTTTGAGTCACGAAACGTCAAACGTTAGTTTCGAGGCGCAGGCTGCCTGTCGCTGTTAGATATGCTGTGTCGGGTCAGGGATGAGCCAGTACAGTTTAGATAAGTCGGATGCCGGCAGCCTGGAGGGTGGACAGACGCCACCCCACCGTGCGGCGGCTGATGGCGATGTCCGCTGGCGGCATCTTCTCTTCTTTGATCCATTTGCGCAGCGTCTCCGACGTAACGCCCAAGGCCTTGTACAGGTCTTGGCGATAGATGATTCGATCTTCACTCACGATTGCTGTTCTCCTTCTTTTTGCGTTTGACTGATGAATTGTCGAACGCTTTTTCAATGCCAAGATCCTCACCGACCTTCGGCTTGCCAATTATCTTTCCGAGAATAGCTTTGGCCATATCCGGCTCGAGCGCTCCGATAAATTCGATCCGCTGCCCGCTGTGAAATTTGACCGCCAGTACGACGTGCGGCTTGCCGTCTGTGCGAGGTTCACGCGGCATTGATACTTTCCACTTTTGCATAGTTATTCTCAATATCTGATTTGGGTGTTGGCGGCAGCGAGAGCGCACCGCAGGCGGTCAGCGCGGTCTTGCTGCGTGTTCGCCAGTACGGTTCGGCACTTCGAAAGGTTGTGCGCGGCAGCCGATTCAAGTACGTGTGCGGCTTCTTCAATGCTGTCGAGGTGTTCCTGGCTTAAGTGGCCCACGTGCGCGCATTCGGCGTCGTGGCGCTTGAGAAGGGCGTCACGCATGGCATTCCAGGTTCGCAGCACTTCTTTGCCGTCAAATACGGTTGTCTCGCCAAGGATGAAGCAGAAAGCGTCCGGCTGGACGTTGCGCCAGGGGACGTCCTTCTCCAGCTGGCCAGGTAAGAGGTTAGGCAGGCGCCGACGTGCGCGCGCCAGCTCTTTCTCCAATTGCTCGATGTAGTCAGCCGCCTCGATGTCGATGGCCGGCGGCTTGACGACACTCTGGCCGGCCACGATGCGCAGGCGCGCGATCAGGTCTTTGCTTTTCGGATTCATTTAATCTTTCTGTTAATAATGAAATACGCTTTTCTGTATTTCATTATCTCTGGTTTAATTTCGCTTGCGGGTGAATTCAGCGCACGAAGCCATCTTCTTCACCGCGAAGCCGCCGAGGCCGCAGCGCAGATTCTTCTCTACGCCGTCTTCTTCGGCGGTGTAACGCTCACGCTTGATGTCACCGGACCAGGCCAAGGGTTTCCTGCCCTCGGCGTTGTCGCGCTCCATCCACGCCGGCAGCTTCTTCTCCGATGCGAAGTGCTTGCAGTTACCGCAAGTTGCCGGATCTGGTTTCGGGTTGTACTGCTGTGCCGCTTGGGCGTCCGATTGCTTACTCATGTTTTACTCCTGGGAGGTTGTTGTTCCACTGGCGCGCGATTCGCACCACCGCCATGCACTGCTCGACGTCGAACATGCCGATGTGGCACAGTTCACGGTCGATGTTCATGGCGTGGGCCAGCTGCTTATATGCCTGGCCACGCATGTTGGACTTGATGCCTTTCGGGAAGCGGCCTCCGTTCCTCTGGACCGCTTGGACGATGTTGCGCTCCCAGACCGGATCAAACGCCGCGTGAGCGCGTTTCTTCCATTCCCGCAGCTCGGCGTTGGCCAGGCGGCCCAGCGGTGTCTCCGTGCCCTTGTGGACGCCTACGTACGCGTCGCACGGCCGGCACAGGTAGATCAGGCCGTAGCTGGTGCCGTAAATCACCTTGCTGTCGACCAGCTTGGATCTCTGGTTGCAGTAGGGGCAGTCGGGTGCAAGGCTCAATTTGTTCTCCATGATTTATCTCTAGCCAAAAGTTCGGCTCGTATTTGGTGGGCTTGGCGGCCAGGCTCTGGGCCTCCGCTGGCGTCAGACCTATCTCGCCCCAGTGCTCACCATCCCAGTGCTGGTAGACGCCATTCCAGAGGTCGATCTGGCTATGGTGAACGGCGGTGCGGTACAGACCGACACGCCTGACACCTTCAAAGGCCCAGCCGCTCACGGTCGATCCTGTTGTTCCAGGCCGTGACGGGCAAGGCGGCTGCGAATGCTGCCGATCGAACGCAGGTGGTAGCTGGCGATCTCCGCGACGCTAAAGCCTTGAAGCGCCTGGGCGACCACGTCGTCATCTTCGCTACAAGTCCAGATCACGTTCTGGCGCTCCGGATACCCGCGCTCTAAGCGGTAGCCTGCCGGCAGTGCCGGGTTGATGCGCCAGCCCCGATGGTTTTCGCGCTGCGTTTTCGGCTTGTGGTGGCCCCAGGCCATTACGCGGCCGTCAGCAGATCAGGGCGGTAGAAGCCGCGATCCAGGCCGCGCCAGAAGCATTCCATCATCACCTCGACGTCATAGTCGGCGGCGTGGGCCTTCGCTTTGTCGTACTCGACGCCCAGCGCGAAACACAGCTCTATCAGCTTGGGAGACTTACCGTCGAACGCTGCCCAGCGTCCGTTTTTCATGGTGCAGAACGTGTCGAAGTTCGGTACTGCCTGCCCGACGCGCACCAGCTCCAGGCCTATGAATGGGCCGTCGAAGTCCATGTTGTGGGCGATTGCCAGGTCGGTGGCCTTCAGGCGCTCAACGATGATCGGCGCCACGTCATTCCACTTCGGCATGCCGACCAGCTCGTTGTAGGCGATACCGTGGACCTCCTGGGCGCCGGCCGAGATCGCGCGCTCCGGGTCGATGCGCTGCACGTACTGGTCCACCAGCTTGCGGGTGTCCGAGTCGTAGGTGAGCAGGGCGATTTCGATGATGCGGTGGCCGTCAGCCGGATCGAGGCCGGTGGTTTCGGTGTCGAGGCCGGTGATCAGCATGGCACGGACCCGTTGCGTTTGGTGAGACCCTTCCACTCGCCACGCTCTTTCAAGAACGATTCCATGCGGTGAAGGAACATGGCTTTGTGACCGAGTTTGCTATTGAACTTACGGTCGTAGCGACTGTTGCAGGATGACGAAAACAGATTGAAGCCATCTTCGGGGGCAATCTGGAAGAGTGCTGCGGCCGCCTCGTCGTGGCCGATGTGCAGCTTTCCGCCGATTACCCAGTCCGGGAAATTGCCGGCGGTAGGGTTCATCAAATTTTTGAATTTAGGATGCATACCCAGCCAACCAAAAGCGCAGGCGACGGTGCCGCAGCTCAGGCTGTCGCCTCTCGACTTAATTATGCTATCTAGGTCGATAACTTCGGCAGGGATGCCGTAGATGATTGCGTACGCATCCTTCAATAATTCAAAGTTAGGTTTGTTCATATTTCCCCTCAAACTAAGTCACTATTGACTTACATTTACAATTCTAAATAAGCCCGTCTGGACGGGCTATTTGGACAACTGGACTACTTTTGCGGCGTAAAGGGGTGGCGGCAGCCGAAACAGCGTTTGTCGGGATCGGACTCTCCGCAACCGCCGCATGGCGTAATGACCGGCTTCGATTTCTTGCCGAATACCGCATCCCAGGCCGACTGAGTGATTTCGCCAGGGCGGCGGGCCGAGCCTTTGCCGCCAGTGCTGTTCATTTCTGACATTTCAAGCTCCTCTGGAAACTTCAGCCGCATGGGCGGCTGAATTGTGGTTATGCAGATTTACAGAAAGACAGAATTACGACTGCGCTTCCAACTGGGCAAGAGCGTCGTCCAGGTCGTCGATCGAATTGACGTTGACCTGCGAGCTTGCGGCGACCTGCGCCGCAGCCTGTTGTGGGGCAGCGGCTGGTACCGGCGATGGGTCGGTAGGCGCCGGGGTGGGTGCGGAGGCCGGCTTGGCAGCGCCCTTGCGCGGCTTCTTCACTACCAGCGCGTCATTCAGCACCTTGCGCAGGGCTTCAGATTGACCCAGCAGGAATTGCGGCAAATTGCCTAACTCGATGCAGAATGGCTGGATGGTCGTCGATTCGGTCGTATTGGTCATGCCCGGAGCATTGGGGGCCAGGCCGTCCACGAATTTCTCGATGGCTGGCGCCAAGCGCAGCTCCACGTTTTTGGCGTCGCAGGCGCTCGGGGTTTTGTGCAGGGAGCCATCTTTTGCTTCGTACATCGTTACTTTGGTTGCCATTGTTCTGTGTTTCCTTATTTCTGTGTATATGAGATTGAGGATGGGTTTAAACCTATCCTCAAGCGAAAGATAGGTCAGTACTGACTTACTTATTATAGCGTAAAAAAACTTATACTTCTGCGGCTTGTGCTGACTCTGCCTGCGGCCAGTACCACTTCTTCGCCAGCTCGATGCCAATGCTCTCGATCAGCTGCGGAGACACGAACGAGATCGGGAGCGCGTCCTGGGACACCCCGTCAGACACGATGATCCACATTTGTTTCGTGAGGCGAATCTCACCCTTGCTGCCGTACGGTAGGCGGCACAGGGAGCCGTACGGCCAGTGGATGGCCAGGAGGAACCGGGCGTGTTTGATGCGCTTGAAGATGGCGTTCAGGAGCTTCATGCCTGCACCCCGTACACTTCTTCGATAGCCGCAGCAGACCGCGCTACTTCTTCCGGGCACTGGTAGTCGCGCCAGTAGACTTTGCCATCAGAGGTCAGGTAGCCCCATTTCTGGCCGTAACGGCCCATGATGAAAAGGGTAGTGGCCGATTCGCCCTTGGCGATGACAAGGCGGTGCATCGTCTTTGCCTTGCGGATCAGCACGCTGCCGGCGCCGTAGTAGGAATGCGATTCCCACTGACCAATCTCGCCATTGAAATGGACTTCTGGCATGCCGTGCTTGGCACGATGCTTGGCGGCGTAGCGGTACGCGGCAATCATCGTGTCGTGGTAGCGCAATTCCGTGTACCCGCCCTCGAGGATAAAGCTGATGTAGGGCCATGGGTGGTCGTGCGGAACCTTCTCGCGATCGCTGCTCAGGATCTGCTGGATTCTGGCGCCGCAACCGGTGACTCGGGCCAGGATGCTTTGCGGGTCCAGCAGCCAATCGCGCTTCATGTAGCCCTCCAGCGTGTGAAACGGCCGGCGCGCGGCGCTGCGCACGAGGACTTTGATCAGTAATTGAGGAAATAGGATTTTCATTATTTCTGCCTTTCAAAAAGGGGCGGGTTTCCCCGCCTGTCTTTTAGAACTTGTCGTAGTTAAATCCCATGGCACGTTCGCGCTTACGCTCGAACACCAGCTGGGTTCCTGCTTTCGTAGTGTTGAACGTGAACTTGCCGGCCGCAGGATCGATTGAGACAAGGCGGCTCAGTTCCACTGAGTACATTTCACGCTCCGTCACCGCATTCGACTTCTTATAATCAGCGTGGGTTTCGTCGAGCGGATAAATGACCAGCTTCCACCCGTCGGAAGAGAGGGGATTAGATTCCAGAATATCGTCGCTGTACTGCTTAGCGATCACCGGCTTGCCGTTTCGGATCAGCGTGACTTCGTATTCGCCGCCATCATCCAGTTCTGGCTTCATATTCAGAAGCTTCATCGCGTCGTTCGCCGTCTCGCCAAAGCGGTTCATTTCTTCCACGAGCGCCTTGAGCATGTCGAAACTGAACTCGGAGAAGCAACTTGCCACGGTCTGCACACTGGCAGAGTGTTCTTGGTTGAGCAAATTGTCGATGCAAAATTCGCGAATAAAGTCGACGCCCAGGCCCGTGAAATCCAGCGAGTAGTAGATGCGACCGGGCCGGTTGATCATGTATGTGTCAACGCGATAGCGGTCATTACAAGTCAGCAGGAAAAGCTTCTTGGAGCTGTAGGTGCCGTCAAAGATTGTGAGAAGCTGCTGCTGGTCGTCGCGGTCGTAGACTTTTTCAAACTCATCGAAAAGAACGATCGCCGGCTGACTAATGCCCTGGATGAAGCTGTTAAATGCCTCGCCGTAAAGGGGTTGATTGATCAGGATCGTGATGACGTCCATTTCCGCTGCGGCGCGCTGCGAGATTCGTTTCGTCAGCATCGTTTTGCCTGCGCCTTTTTGACCCGCGAGGAGTACGCCAGTGCCGGAAGGGCGGTCCGCGAACGTTCGCATGATGCGGTCGGCCTGTTGATCGACATTGCCATACAGCTTTGGCGGCAGGGCGAAGTCTTCGACTTTTTCCAGGTAGAAGCCAGCAGGCGACGTCCCGACGCGATAGGTGCCCAAGGGCAAGCGCTGTTGAATATTGAGAGCGGACGAATCGGCCGGGGTAAAGGTACGGCCGGATTGCAAAAATACTTGAGGCATTTTATTCCTTAATATCGGTTTAAATGGAGGGTGGTAGGGCTTACGCGCTGTTGGCTTCAAGTGCCCTGGATGTGGTTGAAGATGCACCAGTCGCCGTAGAAGCGGTCCTTGTATTGGATCAAGTCGTCGATGACTTTGGCGTCGGCCCATTCGTCACACGCCTTGTTAGCACCCAGACCGGTGTTCTCGGAGAATTCCCGAGCCTGCTCGGGGTTGGCAAAGCGAAAGCGCAAGCGGCTGCCATAGGTGGCGTGAAAGCCGGCGATCGGGATCATCGGGCCGTTGGTGCCCCAGCCGTTCATAACCTGGCCGACGGACGCACGACCGTGGAACAAGCCCAGATACATCCCGCTTGGCAGTTTCTTGGCGGCCTCGCTGGCATACTCGCGGGTTTTCATCGGGTCAGCGGGAACCTCGCGCACCGCCCAGGCGTAATCGCGGCGGCCGCCGCCGTCTTCTTCGCTGCCGAGAGACACGATGGTCTCCACGCCGCTCAATTCGCCTTCGTAAGCTTCGTCGGAAACGCCCTTGAGAATGTCGCCGACAAACTCTGGATCTTGTGCCGGCGGCAGTGGCCCGGTGATGACGATCTGTAATTGATTCAAAACTCTCTCCTTAATTACGGTTTCACAGAAATACTGATTTGCAGAATTGCTACTTTACGCAAGCGGGTGCGGCGCTGGTTCGGCATACTCGATGCGATTTACGTCACACAGCTTGGCGAAGAAGCGGTGGGACTTGCCGTTGATGCGCGCCGCAAACGTGATGTGGTCGTTCTCGCACTGGCCCAGACGGATGTAGTACTTGCGCACCACCAGCTCCGTGCCGGCGGGGAGCGTTACTTCGGCGCCGGAGTCGGTGAACAGGGCGCGCGGCTTGCGCAGCGCCTTGAATAAGCCATCGTTCAAGCGGTCGCCGGCCAGGTTGAAGCTCCAGTCGGCCGCCAGCTTCAGCGCGGTGCCAAGTTTTGGAATGAAAAGACGTGCCATAAATCCCTTTCCTATCGTTTTGCCGCCTTGAGGAGCGCGGCCTTCAGTTGTCGCTTGGCGGTTGCCAAGTCGGGTGCCTTCGATACCAATTCGGCTGCGTAGATCAGCCCCTTCATAAAACCGGTGCGTTTGACCTTGCCGGCCACCTTGCGAACGCGCGGCACTGTGACGGGTATTGCCGCCAGGTGTGCGACGCTGCGCATAACTTGTTGGGCGCGGCCGGAGTCTCCTGGGCGCGTGTCGCCGGAACGGTAGATGACGCCTTTCTTCTCCAGGGAGGAGAAGCGTGCCGTGACCGACGAATAGGACAGAGACGGGTAACAGGCAAGCACTTCGTCCGAAATGCAGCCGGTGGCGCCGGTTGCCTCGATCACGTCGAGCATCAGCTGCTCCAGCTCGGTGATGTCCACCGACAGCAGAGCGGCGATTGAGGTGGCCGCTTTCATAATTCTTCAAACTTCATCGCCAGGAGCTTTTGCACCATGGCGTTCATCGCTTCGCGCGCGGCTGCCGGGGTTGCCAGGGTTTTGACCTCCGAGCCGATTTGCGCACCTGCGCTGTACTTCGCGACTGTGACACTTTCGTCGGCAACCTTCCAGTCGATCAGCACCGTGAGCGCGCCCTTAACCAGGATGCGGCGAACGCGTGCGACCTCTTTGGCTGCCGCGCCGCTGCCGGCGGTGATCAGGTCCACCACACCGTCGTCGGTGATGCCGCTGACGGCCATGAACAGGGCGTCTAAACCGGTGGAGAACTGGGCTGGCGTAATGCGGCCGCGCTCGAGCGATGAATACAGCCACTCGACCGTCGCGAACGATTTGCGGTCTAATTCTTCCTTGAGGGTGGGCAGGTTAGACATGCTGCTCTCCTGCGCGGTAGTAGAAGCCACGACCGTCCGCGCCAACCTTTTTCAGCACGCCTTCGGAGAGCATGCGGCGGGTAACTTTGCGCAGCGCCTCAAACCGGTGGCCGTATTTAGGAACGAAGTATTCGCGCTGCTTTGCGCTGGCCAGGATATGCGCCCGCTCGACATTAATTTTCTTTTCAAACATGGCATTCCCATTGCGTGACTTCACGCATTTAATGAATTCTTTGTTTCTGCATTTACTGATTTGATGAAATAAGTTTAAGAATTGATGTCAGGACTTACAAGTCGCGCGCGACCATGCCTGATGTGTTGCCTACTGCATTGCCACGCCGTCCAACTTGAGCTGGGCGCATTCCCGTTGCACGCTTTGGTGGCTGCGCGCCACCGCGTTCTTGAGCGAGGTCAGGCGCTCTGCCAGATCCGTGTTGGCGCGCGGCATATAGAAGTGCGGAATATGGACGCGCTCGTCGACGGACAAGCCGAACATCAGGCTGTTCAAGTGCGCGATGTATGCCTCATTGAGCGCTCCCTTGTTCGCCGCCGGCTGCAAGGCAATGCCTGGCTGGATCAGCAGCAGGACGGAGAAGCGCCGGTTGAGCACGTCGAAGCAACGCTGCACGTAACGGTGGAACCGATCCATGTCGGCGTCGGTGACGTTGTTGCTCAATGCCTCGGCCATGGTGTAGCCCAGCATGTCGATCGGCGTACGGTCGGCGATCGCATTGACGCCGGCGGCGGCCGCGTACTCTTTGTCCAAGCGCTCGAGGATCAGCTCTTGCGCATCGAGCCGGGTCTTGAAGTCGAAGTTGGGCTTGGAAGGGTCCAGGCCCAGCTCGGTCCAGATCTTCGTGACTGGCGACTCGATGAACATGGCGCCGGTCGCTTGCGTGTAGGCCCGCGCCAGGCTGGTCTTGCCCGTTCGGTGGGCGCCGCACAGACCGATCATTACGCCGCCTCGGCTTTCGCCAGGTTGGCGCGACGCTGGGCCAGGTTCAGTTGGCTTTTCGCGAGGCGCGCTTCCTGGTCAACCAGTTTCAATTTGGCGGCCGTGATTGCCTCGCCCCGGGTGGGGTGGAGGTCGCGCTTGCTGTAAGTAGGACCGTGCGCGGACTGCTCCCAGGAAGAAACCCAGCGCGGGCCTGGCCCCGTAAGGGTCACTTCCCTGATGGACAGCGCTGCGGTCACGACGAAGGCGTTGTACGGGTAGATTTTCTTCGCCATGGTTACGCCACCTTGGTGTCGGCAACAGCAGCCGAGTCGTCGGAGGACTCCAGCAGCGCGCGCTCACGCGCCAAGTTGCGATTGAGCGCGTCGATCACGTTGAAGTCGCCTTCGGCGTAGCGGCCCTTGAGCTTGGCATTGCCTTGCAGCTTGGTGATGTTGCTCAAGCGGATCGTAGCGTCGTTGATGCTCTTGCCGTCGGCGGCGGCAAGCTTGGCCAGCTCGTCCTTCTGCACCGCGTCGTACCAGTTGGCGTCGCCCACTTCTTCGGCGAAGTTGACCATGTCCAGTCCCTTGCCCAAGAACTGCACGCGCAGCGCTTCCAGCTGTTCGCCTGACTCGGTGAACAGTCCCAGTGCGCCATGCAGCAGACGAATGTTGAGCTTGTCCAGGGAAATACCGCGGAATTCTTCTGCCAGCAGCTCCCCGTGCGGCCCCTCGGGGTTGTTGATTTCGCCGCTGCTGTCGGCGGCGGCTAGATCCTTGAAGGAAAGTACGGACGCAAACAAGCCTTCAAGCTCGCCGACCAGTCGCTCCTGCGGGAAGTCCTTGCCGTAGTAGAGCTTGCGCTTTGCCAGGTCGGCGATCTTCGTGGCCGCAATGGCGATGTCCAGCACCGACAGGAGCGCGAATTGGTTGATGTGCAGAGCCGCCGGCACCGACTCGGTCTTGAGGGCCAGCCCTTGATATTGTTCGAATTGCATATTGTTCCTTTTGGACGATGCTGCGGCAGCGCCGCAGCATGGATATGGTTCAGACGGCGACTGGGCGAATGTCGGAGAAGCCTTCGGCGGCCGCAGCACTGGTGCTGATCAGCGACTCCAGGCGGGCAGCGACGGCGGCAGCGGTGGCAGCTTCCTGCTTGGCGGCCGCGTGCTCGGCCTGGGCCTGTTGGGCGCTGATTGCAGCTTCCGCTGCCTGTTTCTCGTGCTCCGATTCCACCTGGCGCAGTTCGGACAGGGTCTTGCCGAAGGCGGTCATGACGACAGCGGTGGTGTTTTTCTTGCCGCGCAGAGCGGCGAGTAAGTTTTGCAGCATGTGGTTCTCCGGTTATTTGATAAAGGATTGCTCGACGATCTGGCGGTATTGCTGCCAGCCGACGAAGTTCTTGCAGCGGGTGTCCGACAGCAGAAGCGGGTATGCCTGGTGCTCAACTGGCGAGGCGTGCAGCGGTTCGCTGCCAACCAGGCTCATGAACAGGGCGATGTCTTTCTCCACCGATGGCGCCTGGCCATCGTGGGTGAGGTACGAAACGCGCGCGCAGCGTGCCGCCGACAGTTGGGCCAGGTACGCCGGCTGGCCGTGGTATTCCAGACGCTCGGCGGCCGTCACGTACGGCAGGTGCCACGAAGTAGCGCGGCCCGGATCTTCGGTGCGCAACGTTGGCGTGGAGGAGGCCAGGGCCGCCTTCATGAGGATGGCCAGGTCGCGGATCTCCGGCTGCGCATCAACGTGGTCGCGCAGCGCAAAGAAATTGTCCAGTTCGGTCGCGGTGACGATCACGCTGATGTGCTGCCACGGTTCCAGCGCGCGGTTGGCCACCTGCTTGTGGATGCCGTAGCCGTTCGACCAGCGGTCAACGAAGCCACCAACGATTTCGGCCAGCTCGATCCATTCCTTCTTGAACTGCGCTTTGACTTCGGGCGAGACTTCTTCACGCGCTTGCATGCCTGGCTGGTTTTTGCCGACATGCGAGAAGAAAGCTGGATCGGCCAGGGTGGCGGCGATCATCTTGTTGACCGGGATGGCGCGCGAGGAACTGGCATTGCGCGACAGATCAGCACAGTCCATCAGGCCGACTTCCTGCAGCAGCTCTACCGACTGGTCGGCGATGGTCATTGCACGGTGCGTTTTTGCTTCCGCGTGAATGAAGCGCTGGTACTTCACTTGGAACGTAACCAGCTCTTTGCCGTTCGGGGCAATACTGTGTTCGATAATTTTGACGGTGGCGCTCATGCTGCGTGCTTTTTGTAGAAAACGTGGGCCTTGTGCGAGACGATGGCGCCGAGAACGAAGCCGACAGCTGCCGACGACACTACGGTCCAGAACAAGGTGCTAAATGGAATTGCGGCGAACGACATTAGCGACGGCTCCCGCTGCGCGAGCTGGAGAAGCTGGACCGGTACGAGCTTGACTTGCTCAGGTTGACCTTCGGCTGCCGCTTGATGACCACGGTCTTGTTGATGACGGTAGTCCGGTTAATTACACGGGTGGCCGGCGCTGGGACTGGGGCCGCGTGATTGTTCGAATTGCGATTGCCTGCCGAACCCAGCATGTAACCCACCGCGCCGCCCATGAGCATGTCGCCCACGCCCGAGCTTGGAGTTGCGGCCGGCGCCTGGTTGATGATCACTGGCGCTGCTGCGGCCGGCTGCGCTGCTACCTGGATTGGCTGGGCCGCCGGCGCGACCGCGTGAGGTGGCACTTCCTGCTGACGGCTGCAAGCTGCCAGCGAAGTCAGCATTGCGATGGCTAAGAGTGAACGTTTCATAATTCCCTTATGGTTGAAAAATAAACAATACCGATGTGAGTCTGGACGGCGTGTGGATTACTGCGGTTGTGCGAATTCGACGTTGACGCCTTTTGTTGCCAGCAATTCCTTGATCGCCGGCATGGCTGCGCGCGCGCGGTGGCCGTGGTCGAAGCCCTGGTTTGCATAGAAGGCCAGGGTGGACAGCACGAACATTGCGCAGCTTTGCGTCATCATTTCGGCGACAACTTCCTGTTGCTCAGCCGGGGAAACATCAGCGGTCGCTGACTTCGCCTTAAACTGAAAAACGTTATCTGTCATGGGTTTCTCTCCTGTTGCAGCAAGGGCATCGCGCCCTTGCTTGAACTTATTATAGCTCAGTACTTACTTACATTTTCAGGCAAAACTGTCAGTTATGACCATTCAAGACCGCCTGCTTGATAGTCCGTCGGCTTACCTTCAAAGAAGTTCACCTCGGAGCCGTTCACTGCCGAGAACTTCTCCACCCATGGGGTTGGATTCTTCACGCCGGGGTAGAGCGGTTCCCAGCCCAGGCGCGCAGCGCGTACGTTAGCCAGGTGCTTGATGCGCAGCTCGACGATGGCGTCGGTCAGGCCCAGCACGCCGCCTTCGATAGTGTGTTTGCCCCAGGAGATTTCCAACTCGACGGCAGCCATCATGAGCTTGCGCGCTGCTGCGTAGAATTCCGGCGTGAAGATTTCCGGATTCTCCTGCTGCAGCGTCTCGTACATGCGGCAGAAGAACTCCAGGTGCGTTTCCTCATCGCGCTGGATGTACTTGATGTGGTCGGCGCTCTTGAGCATCTTGCCGTTTTTGGCCAGCACGTAAAAATTGAGGAAGCCTGAGTAGAAGTAGATGCCTTCCAGGCAGATATTGCCGATCACCGCCAGGGCAAACTTGACTGGCGTGAAGTCGCCCTTCAGCTCGTCGGACTGGGCCATGATGAATTTGTTCTTGTTAGCCAGGATCTCGTCGGTCTGATACATGCCGTAGATTTCCTGCGGCGCCAGCGAAACGGCCTCGGTCATGGTCGCGTAGGAACGAACGTGGTTCGCCTCCTCGTAGGCTTGGCGCGCGAGCGTCATCGATGCTTCGGGGGAGGTGACGTGCCGGCCGATGTTGGTGATCAGGTTGTTGAACTGGATGCCGTCCAGGTTCGACAAGAAGGCCAGGGAGCGGTCGTACATTTGACGCTCGGCCTGATCCATGCGGGTGCGATAGCACAGCACATCGTCGCCCATGGGAATCGACTTCGGCAGCCAGTGGTTGTTCTCCATTCGGTCGAGCATTTCCCACGCCCATGGGTGCTTTAATGGCGAGACGCACATCAGCTTGTCTTCGGGGCCGTTGATCAGGCGGCGGGCGTTGATCATTTCAATGAGGTTCATCGTGTTTCTGTAAATGAGGAATTGAGGAAAAGGGGCCGAAGCCCCTTTTGTTACCGCGTTACTGGCAGGATTCGCAGTTAGGGTTATCCAGGCTGCAGAGGTTGTTGACTGGTTCCTCTTCCACCGGCGCCTGAATCTCTACCTTTGGGCCAACTTCTGCCGTCTTTGCCGATGCCGACTGGCCGCGCAGGTAGTAGGTGGTTTTCAAGCCCAGTTGCCAAGCCGTCGTGTAGATCACGTCCAGGTCTTTACCTTTGACGTTGGCCTTCACGAAGATATTGGTCGACTGCGCCTGGTCGGGCCATTTCTGACGAACGCCGGCGGCCTTGAGCAGCCACATCGCATCGACTTCGAACGCTTCCTTGCACAACTCTGGGCGGCCGTAGCGCAGCGACGGATCGGTGACGATGAAGCTACCGGACAGGTTTTTCTTCACCACCTCGCGCAGGAAGATCGGTTCGATGGTCGGAGTCGTGCCGACAATGTTCGAAATAGTGGCGGTCGGAGCGATGGCCATGGTGTTTGAGTTGCGCATGCCGGTAGCCATCACCTTGTTGCGCAGCGCTTGCCACTTGGCCACGTCGGGCTGGTGGGAGGTCAGCGCCACTGCAGCAGGCTTGGCGGTGTCGATCGGCAGAATGCCTTTGCTCCACAGGCTGCCCGGGAACGTAGCGTAGGCGCCGCGCTCGATGGCCAGGTCTGCGGAGGCGTCGATGGCGGCGTACGAGAACTCTTCCATCAGTTTGTCAGCCGCTTCCAGATGCTCCTGGCTTTCCCAGTCGATGCCGTTCTTCACCAGCCATTCGGTGTAGCCCATCATGCCCAGGCCGACAGGGCGGTGGCGCAGGTTCGATGCCTTCGCGCGGTCGCTGCCATAGAAGTTGATGTCGATGACGTTGTCCAGCATGCGCATGGCGGTGCGGATCACGCGTTTCATGTGCTCGGTGGACTTCATGACTGCCATGTTGACGCTACCGATGTTGCAGACGGCAGTTTCGTCGTCGCTCGTGTTGAGCGTGATTTCCGTGCACAGGTTGGAGCTGTGAACGACGCCGACGTGCTGCTGCGGGTTGCGGCGGTTGCACTCGTCCTTGAAGGTGATCCACGGGTGGCCGGTTTCGAACAAGGCGCCCAGAATCTTCTTCCACATGTCCATCGCTGAAACCTGCTCGACGTACTTGCCAGCCGTTTCCAGCTCGGTGTAGCGCGCTTCGAACGCCTCGCCGTACAGCTCGTGCAGTTCCGGGTAGGTGTGTGGGCAGAAGAAGCTCCAGACGCCTTTTTCTTCTTTGCGCTGCATGAACAGGTCGTTCATCCAGAATGCAGGAAAAATATCGTGCGCGCGTTGACGGTCGTCGCCCGATTCCTTCTTGAGGTCGATGAAAGCGAAGGCGTCCGGGTGGTGCGGTTCGATGTAGGCCGCGAAGGAGCCGGCGCGCTTGCCGCCTTGGTTCACCGCCACTGCGGTGTCGTTGAACACCTTCAAGTAAGGCACGATGCCCGAACTGGTGCCGTCGGTGCCCTTGATATAGCCGCCCATGCCGCGCAAGCGATGCCAGTCGGTGCCCAGGCCACCGGCGTACTTGGACAGGATCGCGCATTCTTCGATGGTGCCGTAGATCGAGGCGAAGCGGTGGGTGCCTTCGTCATTGGTAATGGTGTCGGCGACCGAATTCAGGAAGCAGCTGGCCAGTTGGGCGTGCAGGGTGCCCGAGTTGAACAGGGTGGGTGTGGAATTGATGAATTCGTGGTGCGACAACACGTTGTAGAACTCGATGGCGCGCTCGGTAGGCTTTTCCTCGAGGACCGACAGGCCCATGGCAACACGCATGAAGAAGTGCTGCGGCAGCTCAATGGTGCGCTTTTGCTGGTCGCGGATCAGGTACCGGTCGGCCAGCGTCTGGATGCCGATGTAGGTGAATTGACGATCACGCTCCGGCGCGATGGCGTCGTTCAGGCGGTTCAGGTCGAACAGGTTGACCAGGCGCGTGTCGAGCTTCGAGTTTGCCACGCCGGCCACCAGGTAGGTGCGCAGGTGCGGATAATCGATGTCGTTCCAGGCTTCCTTATACAGCTTGAGCAGCACCAGCCGTGCAGCGACGAAGGTCCAGTCTTGCGCTTCGATGTTGTTCAGGCCTGCGGCCGCCTGGGTGATCGAGTCATGGATCATCGAGGTCTTCATGCCGTCGAAGAACAGTAGGTTGGCGTTCATTTCCAGCTCGGACTGGGATACGTCAAGGCCTTGGGTGGCCCATTCGGTCAGTTTGTGGATCTTGTTGATGTCGCGTGGTTGGGTGCTGCCGTCGCGCTTGGTTACAAACATTGCTTCGTCCTTTGAGGTGAAAGTAAAACTGGAATGTGAATTATATATAAGTCAGCACTGACTTACATTTTAAAGCGTGAAAAAATTACCAGGCGTCGCCCGAAGCGGACTCCGGGATGTCGGCTGAGACTTCAGGGAGGTAGGGCAGCGTTTCGTCCAATATGAGGTCATAAGGGTGAACGACGTCACCTTTGACGATCTTTGACTGGTTGCAGCGACTGAGTTTGCAACTGGCTGTCATGACTTCGCTTTCGCGCATCGCTGAGTGCTCGTAGTGTCGTTCTGTTTTGAACGTGACCATTTCGCAGTTAATGCATTGCGGGGTCTTTTTCTCTAACTCGCGGCGTATCTTCTCGGCTTGCGCGTGCTGTTGATGCTGAACATACGCGGGATCGCGGACTTCGAAAGGGTTGACTGGGATCATGACGTGAACCGGCCCCATTGACGCCAACAGCCCGGCCGGCTCAGTTTTGAAGGTGCCCATGAACTGGTCTTCAAACTTGGACCGTGTGAGCTTTTCATCCCCAAAGTCCTTTAGCCAGTCGTGCCACAAGTGATTCTTCGTGATTGCCATTTGCTGTTCCAGATAAGTCAGTGCAAATGAATAATAGCTCAGTACTGACTTATCTTTTCAGGCAAAGGTAGAACTTATGCTGCCGCTGCAAGCTTAAACATTGGGGAGCTGCGGTACATAGCAATAGTTTGACGAAACTCGTCCGTGGCCATCCCGGCTTCGATTGCAGCGACGGCATCGGCCAAGTGTTCGCAGACGCTGGCGATAGGGACCATCACGCCCGCCTTCTTCTGCATTGGCCACGGCGCGTTTGGATACTTCGCCATCATTGCTTCGATCATTTCTTCCTTAGTGGCGGTCTTAACGCCGGCGCCGGCCAGCTTCACTTCGGTCGGGGTGACTTGAACCATGGGCACCGCCTGCCCGACTGCCGCCAGTACGCCAATGCAGACGCCGTAGGAGGCCATCGCGCGCGACGACTGGCTGCCGACTGGTACCTCAACGAACGCCAGCCAGATGCCTTTGACTGCGCCCATTGCCGCGCCGTGCAGTATTTTGGCGCGCTCCAGATCTTCGCTGTTTTTGCGAACCACCTTGCGCACTTTCTTGTCTTTCTCGGGCGCGGTCTTCGCGAGTTCAAAGCGGTCCACCACGAACGTCAAGGTGTCGAGGTCGAGCGTCGCGAAGGCGATCCCGAAGTTTTGCAGGGAAGGGTCCATGCCGCAGATTTTCATTTTCATCGTTATTTCCAGTCGTCGTTACCAGGAGCCGTATTGCTCATAGTCGGTTGCTTTTTCTGCCACTTCCTCCACCTTGGCCGCTTGGCGCTCGACAGCATGGATCTCATGCATAGCCTCGCGGAAGTTGCGGCCGGCGGCCGCCGTACAGTGGGAGCGGAAATTGTCGAGGAGGTTCTGGCCTTCCTGCTCCGTCAGTTCCACCTGGGTGTAGCCCGAGGCTTCGCTTCCCGACTCGGGCACCAAGACAAAGATCAGGCGGTTGGTTGCGCCGACGTAGACGCCGTCGAAAATGAAGGTTTCGCCGCCAACATGCGATACCTTGCGATAGCCTTTGCCCGGCACCTTCGCCGTCAGTGTCGCTGGCGAGAGGAGGTCCGTCTTGACCTTTTCATCCATCGAGAAATATGCCGACATTGCTTCTGCCAGCTCCTTCGTTCGTCGGATCGTTTCCTCGCTGACCGACTGCGCTGCTTTTGCCATTTGTTCACTGCCTTTCGTAATTTCTGAATCGAAATATTCATCGACCAGGATTTGGGTAATTTCGGTACCTCGCAGGGGGCGGCCTGTCATCGTCGCGCCGAAATTCTCGCGAATCATCTTTGCGACGATAGACTTGCCAGCCCTGCGCGGCTGGGTCGTGATTACGTCCCGCTTAGGACGTGGCGCGTGTATTGGCGCCGGTAATAGTGGAGACACCACCAGTTTTCTCCACCGTGATGACGTTATCGATCCAGTCGGCCAGCGAGTTGTGGCTGATCACCACCACGGTGCCGTGCGACTTCGCTTTGGTGTCGAGGATGGTCATCAGACGCTCCAGGCCGGCCTCGTCCAGCGCGTCGTCAATCTCGTCGCCGATCCACAGGCCCAGAGGCTTCTCAGCGCGCGTAGCGACCATGTCCTGCAGCGCCATGTTGGTGGCCAGGCGCACCTTGCGCTTCTCGCCGCCCGACAGGCCTTTGAACGAGTCGGCGCCGGTGTCGTTGGTCACTGCGATGTTGAACTTCTCGCGCAGTTCGCCCTTGGCGGTTTTGGACAGCGTGGACCAGGTGGCAACGATATTGCCGTCGGACAGGGCGCCAAGGTATTCGCCAGTCTTCTCGTTCAGGAACGGAGTGACGGTGTCCAGAATATGGGCGCGCACGCCGGCAGGGCCGAACACAGTTACCACGTCATTGGCCAGGGCCAGCTTGTCTTCCAGCTCGGCCACGCCGGTCGATGCGGTGGCAATATCGGTCTTGCAGCGCTTGATGTCGTCTTTTTTCGACTCAACCGCTTTGGTCCAAGGGTTCGCTTCGGCCAACTTGGCGCGGGCGCCAGCCTTGATGCCATCAATTTCTTTGTGGTGGGCCGCAATTTGCGCAGTCAAGCGGGTCGCGGCTGCGATCTGGCCAGTCAGCACGCTCAGCCTGGCGGCGTCGGCCGTCGTGTCGGTCATCGTCGCCTGGAAGTCGCTCACGGCTTTGACGGTGGCCGCGTGGCATTCAATCGCGGTGCGGCAGCTTGTGACCGCTTCGATCAGATTCTTCTTGGCCAGCGCCACGCCGTTGACGCGCAACTCCTTAACCTTCTCCAGGTCGTGCTCACAATAGGTCTTGCTGCACTCGCCGCAGGCGGTACCGACGCGGGAATTGACGGTGGCCAGGTTTTCCTCGGCCTTTGCCTTCGCGGTTTTCAGCTGCTCGACGGTGGAGCGGAAACGCGTAACCTTGTCGCCGGCGGCGCGCTCCAGGGCGGAGAGGCTGCGCAGTTCTTCCTGCTGACCGCTCACGGCGGCCAAGCGGGCCTCTACTTCGGCCTTTTCCGTGGTCAGTGTTGGCTCGTCCAGCGCGGTCAGCTCGGCCGTCTTCGTGACGATAGCCGTTTCGATCGGCGACATGCCAGCCAGCACAGCCAGCGCGCGGCCCCGGCGACCGGTTTCAAACGAACCATGCTCGGTTTCGGCATTAGTCAGTTCGCCCTCTAGAGCGCCCAGGCGGCTGCCGAGGGATGCGACGTGGGTCTGCGCAGCCACGAGGCTCTTTTCGATCACCAGCGCCCGTTTGCCGGCTTCCTTGTAGGCTTCGCCCAGCTCTTCAACGCCGGCCGCCTCCTCGATCAGCAATTTGAGCTGCTTGTCGGTCATGCCCGGCAGATCGGGCATCATTTCTTGGCCGGCGTAGATCGCGCCCCGGAACACGTCTAGGCCGCAGCCGACGATCTTGTTGACCACTTCCTGGGTCTCGCGATCGGTTCCCTTGTGCAGGGCTACCGGCGGGGTGCCGGGGCTGAGAATTTGCCACACCAGCAGCTGGTTCTTCTGCTTGGTGTGCTTGCGGTAGCGCTCAATGCGGTACTGCACTTCGCCATCTTCAAGCACCGTGACCACGCTCGTGTCTTTTTTGGCCGTGCGGTTGACCACTTCATCGCCCGAGACGCCGCGCGCGGTTTCGCCGTAAAGGCACCAGCACAGACCGTCGACAGCGGAGGACTTGCCGGCGCCGTTGGAGGTAGCCGAGCTATCGGCCGAGTTGATGCCCTGGATCAGCAGCAGGCCGCGATCGTCCAGTTCCAAGCTGGCTGAGCCGATCGTGAGGAAGTTTTCGATTTGGAGTGATGGGATTTTCACAGCGTTGAAGCTCCATTTTTATTGAGAATGTGGGTCAGTTCGGAGCCGGCCGTATGGACGAGGCGGGCTTGGCCCACGCAGGTGAACTCGTCGGCAGTTGCCGTAACGACGCCGCGCCAGAGGTAGACACCTGGGGTTTCGGGGAAAAATGTCAGGTACTCCAAGTGGTCGTCGTCCGCGATCTCCTTGAGCAAGTCGTCGCTGGCGGCCAAGACGGCGTTACCTGACTGCGGTACGGCCGAGACGGCGAGAAGTGCCCAGCTCATGCGACGCTCCGCACGGCCGCCAGCACGTCAGCGCATTCAGCAGCCACAGCCGCCTCGAGCCTGAAGCCCTTGGTCTTGATGAAGTCGCCGATCGACTGCTCCAGCGTGGCCCCAGCCTTGAGCAGGGTGCCGCCGGCGCGCGCGGTTGCCGACGCGATTTTCTTTACCGGGAGAATGGTGACGCCGTGCGCGCCGACGCTGGTCAGATAGTCACGCATCATCGTCACGTCCGACTCTTTCGACGTGTCCATCTTGACGCGCACATAGTTGCCATCGACGATAAGGGGAATTTCGCTTGCGTCGGTGCCGCCGTCGATCTCGACGAAGGAGGGCGCGTGGCTTGCCATCCACTTCACATCGGTGTCGTCGACCAGGAGGAAGCCCGCCTTCGCGCCGATGTCGCTCCAGGTCTGCGCGGTGAGGCTGCCGATCGACCACACGTTGCCGCCTACGTTCTTGTGATGGTGGTAGTGGCCAGCGAAGACGCGGCGGTAGCCCAGGCTGTTCAAGTAGCCCCAGTCCAGACCGTGATCAGGCAGGCCTGGGATGACGCCGTCGATCGGCGCGTGCAGCAACAGGTCGCAGCCAGGACGGTCTGCGGGGGCAACGTGCTCGATGGCAACCTTGAGGTCAGCCAACTTGGGAATCCAGGGAATGATCACCATGTCGTCGAAAGCGTGATAGTTCGGCGCATTGACGACGTGGCAGCCGATGCCCTCCAGCGAGGTGATGGCACTGCTCACGCGGGCCGCTTCCTTGCCTTCCAGGTCGTGGTTGCCGGCGTTGATGACGAAGCGAATGCCCTTGGCGATCAGTTCCTTGTAGCAGTCCATGGTCGGGTTGAGCACCGACGGCGCAATCGAGCCGCGTACGTGGAACAGGTCGCCGCCGTGGTAGATGGTGTTGCCACCCGCCTTGAGCACCGCGTCGGCACAGCGGCGCGTCTCGCTTAATGTTTCGGCCAGGCGGCTGTTGATGCCATCCGGCGTGGTCGTCGCAAACGCGGACCAGCCGTGATGGTGAGTGTCACTGATAACGCCAAATGGCTTCATTGGGTGTTGCTCCTATGTCAGTACTTACTTATTACTGGATTTATAAAAAAGATGACTACCTAGAGTCATCACGTATTGCTCAGTGTGGCGCCACTTCGGGCGCACACGCTTGGCGTGGAAGAAGGTCGCTCCGTCGGTGAAGTCTGGTACCCGGCGGTTCATTACGTCGCGCGCCACTTCCAGCGCTAAATCCCAGGCCTCTTTTTCCTTCGGCGGCCCTTGCTTCCCGGTTGTCCAGCTGAATTGCCCCGGCCTATGTACCTCCTCGCAAACCCGTTTGGGTTCCCATCCCGCTCGGTTCATCGTGACTAGCGCAACTGCTTGCTGACCTCCTAAAACCTCACCTCGCGCCTCGTTATAAATGTTGAGCGCGAGGCACATCAATGCTGCTGAAATGCCCATGCGGTACCTCAAAATCTCTGTATCAATGGTCATTATAGTCTAGTAAGTCAGGACTTACTTACAATTGACCGCGGATCAGCGCAGTTTGATTGCTTTTGCGATGACCGCTTCGGATCGCATTGGATCAACTCGAAACGCCTTCATGGGAAGGCATCGCTGCTTGCAGTGGGTGAATAGGGGGAAACTGTTTGGCCCTTCCCAGTCGTCGATATGCGTCAGGTGGACCATTCGCTTGCTGCCGTCCTTCCAAAGAACCCCGACCGCTGTAATGCCGGCGTCGCGGCACTTCTGCAGGGCCGATGCTTCGATGCACCAGGCGTACTTGGCACGCATGATCTCGCGCTTGCTGCGCAGCGCCAGGTACAGCTTGCTGCCGCCGGCCGTCTCGTAGAACACGCCAGTCAGCTTGCCCATCAGACGGTTTTCGGTACGGACGCTCAAAACATCCCCCAGGATTCGTCGTAACAGGCCGCGTCAATTGCCGCCCGTTCGGCCCGCTGCCTTGCCATGTCTTGAGCTACCTCGTGCTCAGCGACGAGATTGGTACCCCAGGACGTGTAGTGGAATCGAAGCGATTTTTCGCTGTCGATTGCCGCGTCCAACAGGAGGTGAACTTCCCGGGCGAAGAATTTCGTGTCGCTGCTTTCTTTCTTCCGCTGCTCACGAAGCCAGCAGAGGTAGGCCGCGTCCTTCTTGAATATTTCTGCGACTTTTTGTCCCTTGTACTTTCCCCAAGGGAGGGTGTTTTCTAATCCGATATCACTCACTCAATCCTCCTCAAATACACCACACAAGTACGCTTGTGTGGTGGGGCGATGTGCGGGCCAAAGATTTTCTGGATGAAGGTCATCAGACGCTGCGGGGCGCCAGCCGGATCGTTTGCCAGCTCGGTGTGATTCTTGTGTGCGTGGACCTCGCAAAGCTCTTCCAGCTTGCCCATTTCAACGCTGATCACCGCAGCGCGCCCAAATACGGCCTTTTCTTTCTCGTCCATCAGGAACACTTCCTGACCCGGTGTCAAAACTTTCGCCATCTTGCCGCCCAGACGGACTGTGTTGAATTCGCCTTCCAGGCCAACGTGCGGCGGGATGAAACCGATAACTTGTACGTGCATGCGAACTCCTATAAACAACCGCGACGATGTTGCCGCGCGGTTGCATTATAGTTATGACTCCAGCTGATTCTTAGGCGGTAGCGTCGTCGTTTTCGGGGAACATCATCGCGACCAGTTTCTCGCGCAGACCAGTTTCGGCGCCGATCAGATCAGCCATGCTGCGCTTGGACAAACGCTTGCCATCCCACGTAACGTAGCCGTTCGATGGTGAGTCCAGCAGCTTTTGCTCCAGCATCAGCTCCACCAGCGAATAGTCGCGGTCGAAGCGCGCCACGCCGTCTTCGTCGAAGGACATGCGCAGCTCCGTCTTCTTGAATGGCTTGGTCAGCTTGGACTTGGTGACTTCGATCTTGATGTTCTGGCCCACGAATTCCTTGCCGCCCTTGGACTGCAACATGATCTTTTCGCGACCGAGCGAAATGCGGTTGGTGGCGTAGTATTCCATCGCCTTGCCGCCCGGGGTGGTGCGCGGGTCGCCGAACACGACGCCGATCTTGAGGCGAATCTGGTTCAGGTACAGGAAGGTGGCGTTATATTCCTCGCAGTACTGCGCCATCACCTTGAGCGTAGTGGACGTCACACGAGACAGCGCCGACGTGTCGTTCATGGTGAAGGTGTCGATCTCGCGGCGCACGCCCTTGGCGTCGTACAGCATCGACATCGGAATAGCCGACGCGATCGAATCAAACACAAACAAAATCGGTGCCGAGTCAGGGATAGCTTTCGATGCGCGGATTGCACGGCAGGCCTTGCCAGCCCAAGCGTTGCCACTTTCCCACGTCTCCGCCTTGTTGTAGAGCCAGTACGGGCGCGCGCTGTTCAAGCCGAAGCCCTCGGCCAGGCCGACGTCGAACGAGCGTTCCCAGTCGATGAAGCCGGCCACGCCGCCCATCTTTTGCGCTTGCACCATCCATTCGGTGGCCAGGGCGGTTTTGCCCGAGGACGACTCGCCAAACATTTCAACCATGCGGCCGAACGGAAGACCTCCATCAGGACGGCCCGACAGCGCTTCGTTGAGCGGCGCAAAGCCGGTATCGATGAACTGGGTGACGCGGGAATTGCCGTCATTCTCACCGATCGCTGCATCGAGCAGCTTCATCAGGTCTTCGGCGGTGCCAGAGTTCTTTGGAGAGGTAGCCATCTGTGTTTCCTTATTTCTGCAAAAATGTATTGGTGAATTCGTCTAGGTTCTTCAAGATGCTGGCGAAGGCCAGTTCTTGGCACACCTCTGCGAATGCTTCCTTGTCGAACTTGCCGGCATCGAGCTGGACATCGGCTTTGGCCGGCGCCGGAACTTTCAGCAGCTGCATCAGCTGGAAGTTGCGCTTGTATATCAAGCGACCTTGGCCAGGCCAAGAATCTTTGTACTTTTTCAGCGCTTTGGCGTCCGCCGGATCGCCAGGGTAGTTCGTCATCCACTGATCGATATCCAGCGGGCAGATGCCCTCGTAGAGTCGCTTGTGCGCCTTGAGACGGGGAACGAACTCACCCGCGTCACAGCGTCGCCAAAACTCGCGCACGCTACCGAATTCAGCGATGAATTCTGGCGCCCCCTTCTCACCGATACCTCCGACGCCAGTGATCTCGTCGGAGCCGTCGCCCATCAGAATCTTGGTTTCCAAGAACGCAAAGGGCGTACGGCAGCCGGTCTTGTCGTAGAAGTTTTTGTGGTTGGTGAATTTGCCGTCCGAGCGCGGATCTTTCCACCACACTTCGCCGCTGGTGGCCGTTGCCGCGCGCACCAGCTGCATCCAGTCTTCGTCGCCGGTGATAAGGCCCACTTTCGAGCCAGGCGCGGAGGAGAGCAGCTTTGCAAAGTAGCCGCCCATGTCGTCGGCCTCTGCGGAGGTCACGGTCAGTTGGCGCACGCCGAGGTGTCGCAGGAGGCGCGCGATGTACGGCCGCTGCCTTTTGTAAGACTCCTTCATCGCAACTTGCTCCGGCGTGCTGTTGCGGCTGCCTTTGTACGGAGGGTAAAGGTCAAAGCGCCACTGAGCGCGGCCGTCCCAGAGGACGAAAGGAGTGTATTCGGGATGAACCTGACGCAGTGAGCGCAATTCGCGGATCATGCCGAAGGCAGCTTGGGTTTCCATGCCGCCACTGATTAATTTGGTCGCTTGCTGAGCGGCGTAGCCGATCGAGTTTCCGTCGATCAGGAGGGTGTGATTTTTCAAATTGTTCTCCACAGAAAAAAAGAGCCGACTACGTGTCGGCCCTTTTTGCTGGTTCTTAGCCCAGGTCAGCCAGCAACGCGGTCAGGTCCGCATCATCTTCAACTTCCGCAGCCGGGGTAGCTGGTGGAGTTTCGTCGAGGTCCATCACGTCGCTCAGGTCATTCGACTTGGACGGCGCAGCCAGACGGCTTGCAGTCGTTTCCGGACGGTCGCCGCCGGCGCCAGGTGCAGGCAGCATGCCCGCGACGGTGTTGACTGCGGCGATCGCGCGGCGCTCTTGCTCGGCCGATTCCTGTTTGACGTATTCATCCAGGTTGTTCAGCTTAGCCAGGGCGGCCGGCGGGACCGTATAGGTCTTCAGGCTGATCTGAGCCGTGTAGCTCGTATTCAGACCTTTGCCTTCGCGGTTGATGATGATCTCGTTGCCGTTTTCAGCGAAGACCAGCGCGCCGTTTTCTTCGATGATGTCCACCAACTGGCCGAACACACCGCGCTTGATTTCCAGAATCACGGGCGTGTTCGGTTCTTTGCTGTCGAGCATCAGCGCATTGATCAGGACGGTGCGCGATGCCTTCGCCTTCGCCAGCACTTCGCTGGTTGCGTCGTCGGCCGCCGCTACGCCGGCTTGGGTCAGCGCCTTGCAGACGTCGCAGTCGCGGTCGTGGGTAGCGCTTGCGCACATGTACACAGCCTGGATCTTGTCCGAAGCGTCCTTGATGAAGTGTTGACCGAAGTCGTGGAACCAGACGTGTTCTTCGCCCACGCGCCAGCCCGGGAGCAGACGTATGCGGTTTTTGCCGGGTTCGATCTTCACCGTCTTTTCGGCAACCTTCATTGCGGCTTTTTTCGCCGCCATCAGTGCCATCAGTTTGGAAGTATCCATTTTTCTCTTTCAGTTTTTGGTAGGGTTGTTGCCTTTAGACTTTCGTCGTTCAGCGCATTAATTATAGCTCAGTACTTACTTATCTTTTTAGGCAAAATGGTCTTATGCTGCGGCTTTCAGAGCGCGTGCTTTCAAGTCCTGGTGAGCTTGTTCTTGTGCCATGACACGGGCCTGGCCCTTGCCGTCTTCACGACGATCGGCGCCCAGCTGGATGATCATGTCGCGGCGGTCCTTGAGGGAATCGACCAGGCTTTTATTGATGTTGGCGATGGTCTGGGCTTCGATCACCAAGTTTTCCAGCGCGCGGTAGTTGGCGTCATCTTTCACGTATGCGTCGATCAATTTCTCGGTTGGCTTTTCGCCCGCATCCAGCAGCTCTTTGCGGAATTTCTTGTACAGCGCCGCCTCGAGTACTTCGGACTTGAGCTTCAAGCGCGAGTGCTGCGCTTCGGAGTGTGCCGCCTGGGCACCGTAGTAAGCGCGCAAGCTGGCTTGCTGCATCATGCAGTCGTCCAGGGTAGTTTCGGACACGCGCGTGTCATCGCGGAATTTCTCCACATCGATGTGGAACTTCAGCTCAAAGGCTGGGCGATTGGCTGCTGCCGCTGGTTTCGCTACGGTAGAAGGTGCGGGGGAAGGTGTTGAAGCTGCGGGTGCTGCTGGCGTCGGTGCAGGTGCAGGTGCAGGCTTCTCGATCGGTGCCGGCTTCGTAACTGGCGCAGGCATCGCAACCGGTGCGGCAGCCGGCGCAGTGGCAGCCAGCTCGGCCTCCAGTGCTGCCATTTCCGCGTCTTCGTCCAGGATGGCCGGCGCAGCCGCCGGTTTGGTTGGAGCTACTGCTGCCGTCGACTGCTCGCCGTCGAGCGAATCCAAGCCTGACAAATCATCTTCTTCCACGACGACAGTGACCGGGGCTGCCGCAGGCGCAACCTTCGCTACCGTGACAGCGGTGGCCGTCTGCTCCTCCAGCTCCGCCATTAAGGCGTCCAGTTCCGCGTCTTCAATCGGGGTTGCTTGTTGGGTGCTCATACATTCTCCATTTGGTTAGTCTATCGAATATTTATATTACAGATTATAGCCCGGACATAAATCAGTACTGACTTACTGTCCGAGCTAAATTTTTACTCGAGGATCTCTGCCACTTTGGCAAAAACCGCATCGAGGACGTCCTGCTTGCTTGGGTCAAAATGGACCTGCTGAGCGTTGATGCCGCATACGATCGAGGCGTCAAGCTTCGGATCGAAATGGACCTTGCCGGCTAGCTCGGCTGTCGAGCCTTTTACGCCGGGGAGGAAGTGCTTGATCGTCGCGCTGCCCAGCGCAATGATGATCGCAGGCTTGACCAGTTCTATCTCTCGCTTGATGAATTCAGAGCAGCCATTGATTTGCCCGTTGCTCAAGAACTTGTCGCTCTTTTTGGCCTTCACCAGCGAGGTAAAGTAACCATCGCCAGGCTTCAACCCTGCGGCAGTCAGCGCCGATTTCACGCAAGCGGCCGCATCCCCTTCGAGGAACTTGCCTGCCTTCTCTTCCTGCCAGGTCGGGCAATCCGACACGACCATGAATTTGACGGTGCCGCCAGTTCGGATGGCTGGGTGCGGCTGAGTCTTGAGGTCGCAGCCTTCGCACTCGCGATATTCCTGGACCAGGTGAATGATCTTCGCGCGCAGGAACGGCTCTTTGGTGTCCGTTTGGCGATCCGCTTTGACGGTGTCGACCATCAAGCCAGGCATCAGTTCGATCTGGTCCCGGCGCCTGCTCATATCTCGGGCCGGCTTCTCGCCAGGTTGGAGCGCTACCAGCGCGCCGACGCGGTTCAGCACGTCGCGCACCTTGACGTTGACCTTGCTTCCTTTCGCAGTGCAGATATCTTCCAGCTCCGTGATGCTGGCGAAGCTGCTGCAGTTGGCCGTCTGCGTGTTTCGCAGTTCGACGATCCGGCGCGCGGTGTTCTCTGAAATCCCCTTGACGGCCGAGAAGGGCGCCAGCAGGTGCTTGTCGTCGGGGATGGTGAAGCGGTCCGAGGACAGGTTGATGTCCGGCGGCAGCACTTCGATGCCGTAGGAGCGCGCATCATTGACCAGCGCGGGGATTTTCTCTTCCTTGTCGACGACCGAGAGACAGGCAGCGAAGTATTCGGCCGGGTAGCGCACGCGTACCCACATTGTCCAATAGGAGATCACCGAGTACTCGACAGCGTGGCTGCGGTTGAAGCCGTAGCCCGCGAAAGCCTCGATCTTGTCGAACAGGTCGCCGGCGGTGCCCGCATCCATGCTGGAGGTGATGTCGCAGCCTTTCACCCACTTGTCACGCATTTCGCCCATCTTGACCTTGTCCTTCTTGCCCATCGCCTTACGCAGGTGATCAGCTTCGGCCCGGGTGAAGCCGGCCACGTCGACGGCAAGCTGCATGACTTGCTCCTGGTACACGATGACCGAGTAGGTGTCCTTAAGCGCCGCTTCCATGTTGGGGTGGTCGTAATACGGCGAACGATTGCCCTGCTTGATCTGGACAAAGTCCGTCATCAGACCCGAATCCATTGGACCGGGGCGGTACAGCGCGGTGGCGGCCGTAATGTCTTCAAACGTCAGAGGGCCGCCCTTGGCCAGGTCGCGCAACAGCTTTTTCATGCCGCCCGATTCGAACTGGAACACGCCGGTGGTGTCGCCGCGCGCGAACGCTTCCATGATGTCGCTTTCTTCCAGCGGCAGATTCACATAGCTCACATCGACGCGGTGGCGGTCCTTGATGTACTTTCGGGCGATCTCCAGCACGTCGAGCGTGGACAGGCCCAAAATGTCCATTTTGACCAGTCCCCATTCTTCCACAAATCGTTTGTCCCAGTTGACCACCGGCACCCCGGAGTCTTCATCACTGGCGCGCGACTCGATCACGGCCCGGTTGATCAGCGGTTCGCCGGCCACGACAACGCCAGCGGCGTGCTTGCCGAAGCTGCGCATGACGCCTTCCAGCTTCAACGCGTGGTTCCAGATCTCGGGCTGCGTGTCGCGGAAGCTCTCCAGCTCCGGCACGGCCAGGGCGGCGTCGGTGAGCGAGTAGGACATGCCGTGCTCTTTCGGTACCAGCTTGGTTGCCGACAGCGTCAGCGGGTCCAGCTCGTACACCCGGCCCGTATCGCGCAGGGCAGAAGCCGAGGCGAGGGTCGAGAAGTTGGAAATGCCAGCCACACGATCGGCGCCGTACTTGTTGGCCAGGTACGTGATGACCTCGTGACGCCGCGTGGACATGAAGTCCAAGTCGGCGTCGGGCAAGTCAAGGCGCTCGGGATTGATGAAGCGCTCAAACAGTAGGTTGAAGCGGATCGGGTCCACGTCGGTGATGCCGATCAGGTACGCCACGAGTGAGCCGCCGACCGAACCGCGACCAGGCCCGACGATGATGCCATTGTTCTTAGCCCACATGACCAAGTCCTCGACCAGGAGGAAGTAGCCAGAGAAGCCCATGGTCTTGAGCACGCCAAGCTCGTACTTCAGGCGCGCAGTGTACTGGGGGATCTCCGCAGCGGTAGGCATGTGGCCCAGGAACGACTGACTGAAGCGGCGCTTCCAGCCTTCGATGCACTTCTTGCCGAGCGCTTCGAACTCGTTCGGCGCCATGGTTGGCAGCGATACCGGCAGCTTCTTGAACTCGTAGACGCAGGCGTCGGCCAGCGCTTCGATGTTTTCCAGACCTGACTTCCATGCTGCCGGCGCCACGATGCCGTTCCACTTCGCCACGCGCTTGGCCGCGCCCACCATCTTGCGGGTCAGTTCCAGCGACGGCTGAAAGCTGAAGTTGCGCACCGTTTGGCGCGGCCGCCATGACGTGGAGATTTTCTGCTGGCTGGTAATTACGTTCAGCACTTCCAGCGTGCTTGCGTCTTCGTCCTGGCGGTACATGAATGGGTACGTGACAAGCGGCGGAATGCCGTACTTGCCGATCACGTCCAGCGCTTTAGCATTGAGCGTGTCGAACAGAGGCGTATCAACCGGTACCAGCTCGGTGTAAATGCGGCCGGTGAACTTGTGCGCCAGGTTATGCCAAATCTCAGCGCCGTGCGGGTGCGAGAACACGTTATAGAAGTCGCCCGAGGTCAGAATGACGCCTTCCAGCTGCTCGACGTCCTCCCAGCCAACACGGCTGTGGTAGTAGAAGTATTCCTTGCTGTTAGCCTTGGACAGCAGCTTGAGCAAGGACGTGATGCCCGTCTCGTCTACCGCATAGGCCTTGATCATCACCAGCGGGTTTGGCTTGTCGGCCAGGCCGGAGGCTTTGGGCGGCTTACGGTGCAGCGGGTCATCGACCACGCGAATGCGGCAGCCGATGATTGGCTTGATGTCAGCTTTCTTAGCCTTCAAGGTGAAGTCCACCAGGTTGTGGATGCTCATGTCATCGACCAGCGCGACGGACTTGTAGCCGTGTTTGACTGCCTCTTCGATGATGTGATCCACCTGCAGGAGCGATTGGCCGATCGAGAAGTCGGATCGGACGGACAGGGCGTGGTTTAAATTCACTTGCCATCCCCCAGGGCGATGCCGATCAGCGATAAGAGGACGAAGCCGCCCATCATTATCCGCAGGGCGCGAGTGGCGTTTTTGTTGCGCTTGTTCATACTGCTGCTTTCAGTTGGTTGAAATTATTGTCGCCCGCCAGAACTGGATTGAGAACAAAGCGCTCGTTGTGATCCTTGCGGGTGATCCCGAAGGCGAACAGCAATGCGGTTGCGATCGAAACGTGGGCGCCGGCCGTGCCGTCGGTCCAGCCCAGGCGCGCCATCAATTCGGCTTTCAGCTCAGCCCTGATAAAACCGCCAGATGTGATCATGTCGCACGCTACGCGAAGGTACGATGGCCCCGTCTGAGCGAACGGGTTTTCACCGCGAGGGAGAAGGGCGCGCATCGCGTCAAGCTTGCCCGCTTTGGCCAGCTGCTGTGCCTGGAATGCCGTCTTCTTGTTCGCCTGGGCGATTTGAGCGATGATGGCTTCGTCGGCGGCAGCAAGGTCGAACGTCACGCGCTCCGACGAGGTGCTGCGCGCGACCGGCTTGGTGATTGGTAGCGGCTGCGCGATGGCGACGTGCGAGACCATCAGCGGCTCCGACTTGGGGCTTGCTGGGCGCGCGGCGTTGTTGCGGTTGCGTGCCAGGGCGGCCTGGTGTCGCTTGAGTATGTCGGCGACGTCCACCTGCTGGCGGATCGCTTGCAGGTTTTCCATTGACCGGGCACTGCAAGTGTCGAAGGCGAGGCAGGCCTTGCAGACGTCGGAGTCCATGCTGTAGACGCTGGCAGCGCCAAAGCAGCCAGGCGCGAGCTGTTCTACAGTGCTTGTCATATTCATTATGCTTTTTCCAATTTACTGACGATGCCGCGCAGTTCAGCCTCGACCATCATTAATTCTTCGCGGGAGACATCCCCTACCATTGCCAGAAACTTGATCACGGCCTTGACGCTCACGCCGTCACGCAGTCCGTGTGCCCGGCCACCGGCGGCCGTAATCAGGTCGGCATGGGCGGCCTGGCTGGCTAGCTCCTGCTGAAGTGCAGGGGGCGGGTCACGCAGCCAGTCGATCACCAGTTCCGCCAGTGGGCTGATACCGGCCGTTGCCAGTTCCCACTGCTGGCGAAATTCGACGATCTCTTCCGGGGTACGCTCGGGGGAGGCCAATGTGTCTTCGAACGGGGTGAAGTCGCCATCTTCGTTTCCACCACCGATTTCGCCAAAGCTCACTGGCGCCAAACCGTAGTTCATTTCTGGCAGCTGAGCCTCGCCGGCAGCGCGGCGGCGGGCGTTTTCTTGTTTGCGCGCCTCGATATCGCTGCGCTGGCCAGGGTTCAAGTTTTTGACGCCTGTCATGACGCCAATTTCCTTGCGAAACTCGCTGTACGCGACCATGCCGTAGTAAGCGGCAAAGCCGTTGCCGTTGTCGGGGTTGAACCCCTGTACGGCGGTCCAGAAGGCCAGGCTGGCCACTTGGAACATATCCTCGTAGGTAAGCCCGCTTCCGGCACCGTCAGCCCACTTGAAGCCACGCTTGGCGTGAAAGTGGACCAGACCGATGTTCTCCTCGATTTTCAGTGCCCGGGTCATGGCGACCTCGATTACGAGAAGATGCGTTGAGCCAGGCCGTCGGCTACTTCGCGATCTACGGTGGTGAGTTTGTTGAGGAACGACAGGGCCAGGCCTTCGCGGAAGGAACCACGCTTCACACCAATCTCCGACGCGTAGATCATCGTGCGTGGCGAAATGGTATCGCTGAGCTTGGCGCCGTCGTACGCTTCACGCACCGTGGTGGCGAACTCGACCATTTTCTCGGCATCCTTTTCGGTCAGACCGCAGCGACCCATCAAAATGCGGACCTCGGCCTTCTTGTCCATGTACTTCTTGTGGATGACCATGCCGAAGCGGTCGTAATTGGCACTGTTCTGGATCAGCGTGCCCTGATAGAGACCGGTCTCGTCGCCGGAGCCATTGGTGTTACCGGTTGCTACAAAGCGGAAATCGCGGTGTGGCTTGATGATGCGCAGCTCAGGTGGAGCTTCTTTGATCACCAACGCCTTGCCTTCGAGGACAGGCTGATAGACGGCCAGTACGGAGGGCATACCGAAGTCGTATTCGTCGGCGCAGTAGATCCAGCCGTGCTTCATCGCTTCAGCGAGTGGGCCGAGTGCGAAGACGGTTTCGCCGCCCTTGACGGTCCACTGGCCGACGATGTGGCTTTCTTCGGTGTTGGCGGTGTGTTGTACGCGGATTTGAGGGCGGTTGGTGCGCGCCGCTACTTGGGCCAGCAGCTCGGACTTGCCGGTGCCCTTGTGGCCGTGTACGTATACTGGAATGCTGCACTCGAGGCCCAGTATCACGTTTTTCAGCTCGTTGATGTCGTACACGTAAATGCTCGACACTTCCGGCACCATGTCCTGGTGGTCGTGAGCAGTCAGTACCGAGATTGGAATCGGGGTTCCCTTTGCGCTGAGCGCCGCTTTTGCCGCGCCGAGATCGAACACCTCATGCAGAGGCTTTTTAACGATGGTGCCGCGCGGGACTACCGACGCGACGGAAGCCGCAGGCGCTGCGCTTGCCGCCATATGAACTTGACCAGCATCATTTTGCGCTTGCTGAGCTGCAGCTGCCGCTTTAGCTGCATTGCTTTCGGCAACCTTTTGCTTGGCCAAGTCCGAAAGCATCGGCGCGCCAGGGAATTCTTCTTGGTAGCTTGCCGGCGTGTATTCGGGGTGGTTATCCAGTAAGTGCTTCTGCATCACATGCACTTGAGCGCCGCACAATTTGCATTCGATTTTGCCATTGACTTCAGTCATTACTTACTCTCCTTTGGTTGGGCACATGCCCGGTGTTAGTGGGTGTCTGTTGAATCGACATAGAGAATGATACGCAAACCCGTCAGGATATACAAGTCAGTACTTACTTATCTTTCTTGGCAAAATGACGGGCTTTCGGTGCTATTTGAGGATCAGTTCGCGCAACTGCTTCATGACCACAATTGGCAGATCCTTCACGTCGTTGAGGATCAGGCTTTTAGGGTAAAACTTTTTCACCTCAGTCGACTGGATGCCGATGCCGATGACGTTGACTCCGGCTCGAGTGATGTTCTCGACCGTCTTTTTCAAGTGCTCCTGCAGTTCGCTGCAGTCGCCGGAGGCGGCCGGCGCGCCGTCCGACAGCACCATCATGATCTTGCCCTTTTCCTTGCGACCCATGAGACGGCGGGCGGCGACTTCGATCGACTCGCCGTCAACATTTCCAGACATCGACGAAGTGTTCGGCAGCCAACCGAAGCGCGACTTCACGTCCGTGCTCATGCGCTCCGCGAACTTTTTCAAGATCGGCATGTACAGCGACTCGCGGCGGCTGTAGCGGCGCCCCAGCTTAGCCTCTTCCCGGTTCATTTCGGACTCGTCGGAGTAGAGGGCTTCGCCGGTAGTGAAGCAGATTACCTCGTTGGCAATGCCGATACGATCGAGTACGGAGGCCAGGGCGTAGGCGGCCTTTGCCGCAGTGTGAATCTTAGAACCGCTCATGGAGCCGGACATGTCGATGACCAGTTCAACGGCAACGTCCTTCGTCGTTGTGATTTGCTTACGGCGGAACACGCGGTCGTCTCCGGTGGCCAGGCGATGCAGGGATGACGCATTGACTCGACCGCTGCGGTGGCCAGGCGACCAGCTCGACAGGCTACGGGCGCTAATGGCCCGTTCCAAGTCCTTTTGCAGCGGGCCTACCATGTGGTCCACATCATCGCTGATACGCTTGAACATTTCCGGAGCATATTGCTTGCCGATCACCAGTGGCTCGACGATGTCTTTGTCGCGCGTGAAGACCAGATAGTCGGCGCCCTTTGCCGCTTCGGACACGCCATTCGTGATCAGGTTGGAGGTGGTATCGTCAAAGTCAGCCGCCATGTGCTTTTCGATCTTCTCCCACGTTACGCCACCCTCGTCATTGGTTTCCGCCACATCTTCAGTGGCTTCATCGTCACGCTCGCTGGCCATTTCTTCGTCGCCGGAACCAGCGATCGAGGCGTCGTCTTCGTCGGCTTCAGCCGGGGCGCCATCATCCTCATCATCCGGGGTACCTTCTTCAGCCGGCGCTGCGGTGGCTGCAGAGGTCGGAGCGTCGTCGTCTTCCTCTTCAGCTGGCGGGGCATCTTCTTCCGACGGGCCATGCTTGGGGGCCGCCTTCACGCCAGCGCCCGGCTTTCCGCGCTTGCCGCTAGTACCGGAGGATTTGGGCGGTGGCGGTGGTGCCGGTGGCGTTGCGCTTGGCGCTGCGGGAGAGTGACCCGTCATCGCCTCCATTACCTTGCCAGCGGCCTTCAAAGCGTCAGCGCTCGACTTTGCCCCGCTGATGCTTTTCACAGTGCCCTTGATTTTGTCGTAGGTGTCCTGGACGTGGTGCATCTTGTCTGCCATGAAATCGCTCCACACGGTTTGGCCGGCCATGCCGCGAATCAGCGGAACCATCAGGACCGACGTCAGCATTGCCTCGTCGCCGGCAGCGATTGCTTCTTCCATTTTTGGCTTCGTGAACTTCTCCAAGAAGAATTTCGCAGTGTTGCCGATGTTAGTGCCCGAACCGCGGAAGCGGTCGGCCATTGCCTTCTCAATCCGAGCGTCTTCAATGATGTTAAACAGACTGTGCACACCCATCTGGGCGGCTTTCGGAAGCACGCTAAAGTCCGTGAACAGAATGTGAGCCACTTCATGGTCGAGAAAGCCTTGAATGGCGTCGATCAGCTCTTCGGTCGCATTGTCGGGGATGTAGGGCAGGTTGACCTGTATTGGCCGGCCGGATGCGTCTGTCTTGACGAAGGCGCTAATGCCGCGCTGTGTCACTAATACTTTCTTGTCGGTGAGCATCGGCACCAATTTGGTGACGGCCTCACGAATGATGTGGATGCGATCGTGCGAAGCGTTCATATTCTTCCCCTTTGTTAAGTCAGTACTGACTGATGAATATTGATTTTAAAAAGAGCGATATGGAACTGCAAGCTGACGTTGCATCGCTCCGATCGCCCTAAGTTTATTCAGTAATGGTCTAAATGTAATCGGCAAAACAAACGATTCGTGATATACATACGGACTGACTTATGTTTGACGTGTTAAGCAGGCAATACGATGTGCTTAGAACCGATGGTGTTGATGATGATGAGCATGCCACGAACTGGGTGCTTTACCTTGTGTACCAGTGTGGTTCCTAAGTCTGCAGTCTCGCAAATATGCGACTCCGCGAGGATATCGGCCACAAAGTCGATGTCTACGATCTGGAACTTCTCGGCTTGTTCGGTGTTGCTCTGTGTCACTTCGACGCTCATTTCTTGCTGCTCCTAGTCTTGTATTGGACGTGGTAGCTTTCGCTACTGATCGCTGCAATTATAGCTCAGTATTGACTTACTTTTGCACTTGTAAGTCACGGATTTTGGGCTAAAATGGAAGCGGGAGTCACACGAAATCCACATAAGTTGGGGCCTAACACATCCCCAAGTGTCAATAAGTACTGATGTATAATCTATAATCATTACGATCTGACACTCAGTCAGCAGTGAGTGACACTGTCCAATTTAATTAAAGGAGTTCAACGATGAGCGCAATGGCAATGGATGCCGGCAAGGTAGCTGCAGAAAAGCAAGATGAGCAACAGACTCAGTACATAGGCAGGAAATATAGCCACAAAGTAAAGCCGCTGGTCCATGAATACCTAGCAGCGTTGATAAACTTGACAGGCATTTCCCAAAAAGATCTAGCAAAGGCTTGTGGCATCAAATCCCAAAACGTAATTTCGATGATTAAATCGGGTGCGACAAGGTTGCCAATGGCAAAGATAGCTCCAATGGCGATAGCTTTGGATGTCGAGCCGTTCTATCTGTTCACGCTGTGCGTGGCTGAGTACGATCCTGATCTGTGGGCGACTTTCGAGACGATTTTCAAACACCAGCCGGTGCTAACTGCGGCGGAGATTGAAATGATAGAAGTGATTCGGGAAAGTGGCGTGCCTAACCCAAAGTTGCGGACAGAGGTAGACAAAAAAAGACTTCGGGAAGTTGTTTCTTCGCTGAAACCATCATAACTTTTTTTTGCCTCTGCAAAAGGCGCCCGTTGGGCGCCTTTTCTACGTCTTACATATTACGGTAGGCGTAATTTAGCTCCGCCCAGACCATCCCAAATGCGTCGAAGATATCGGCGTCTAGTCCAAACACTGGCGCCGGCATGCCAAGCTCCGAATTCTCCCAGAATACATATTGCAATGACAGCTGGCGTGGCGGCGCGCATTCCAAGCATGCCTCCGCCAGTACGCTGAACCGACGCTCGATGCGAAGAGCCTTAAGGCGTAGGTACGTCAGTTGAGAGACCTCCGCGACGTCTAGCCCCGTCTCCAGCGCGAACAGAACCATAGCCGTTCGGAGATCACCCAGGTACTGCATGCCACCCGTTAGCTCTTGTCGCGACACTTCTTGTTTTTCTGGACGGGAGTATGACAGCATTGATGGTCGCGGCATTGCGCCGGCGTCGACGGCCGCAGCTACCCGCTCAATTGCGATACTGATTGCCGACTCCGCAGCGTCACGCAGGCCCAACTCGGCGTTGCGATCCACGAAGGCTGTAATTTGTGCGGGGATAATTTTGTCGACCGCCTGGTCCCACATGGGAGAGGCGGCGAGCAGTGATGTGCCGATCGTGTCGGCTACGATTTCCTTCAGTGCTGGCATAGTTGTTTCCTCCAGCACGGAAGGATATCAGTTCAGCAAAAAGCTGGCAGGCCTTTTGCGATCTGGTCGGCTATTTCCTTCGCGTTGAAAGTGTCGAAGCGAGAGATCACGTAATCGAAGCGGAACGAGCCGCCGGCAGAATCTTCATCGACCTGGAAATATGCTTGATTGCGCCATTCGTTCTCAGTCGTGGCCATTACCTTCATGAGTTCGGCATAGTGCTTGAGCACGCGGTTTTGAACGCTGGCGCCGGCCATACGCGAACGCATGATCTCTTCCGTTGCCCGCTCGAGGAAGCGCTGGTTAATGAACTGAGACGGGTTGTCCAAGAACACGCGCGTGAGCGATATCTCCGATCGCTGCTTACACCAGGCGTCAAGCTGCCTGATGCCGGCCGGTTCGCACACGATCACCACATTCTCACTTTCCAGCTGGGCGGCCTCGATCTCCTTCGCCGAAACGCCGAACGATTGCGCGCCCATGTTGATCGCGATGACCATCTGGCCGGCGGCGACCAGGTTGTTGAAGTCGCGCGCCTGCATGACGCGGTGATCGATGCCGTCGGCGGTATTACCGTCGGCGCCTGGGGTGAGCGAGGCGAGAACGCGGCCGAAGCCGCGATGCCCAAGCAGGTGCGCCAGCGTGGACTTGCCACTGAAAGACGGCCCTGTGATTGCGACGATGCGGCCCACGGTTATCCTTTCTCGCCCTGGCGGGCCAGGTGCGCGGTGATGTGTTTGACGAAGTCCACCATGTCGAGCAGTGGAACTTCGTTACCGAAGCGATCCCGAACAGAGATCCGGGTTTGCCGCCCCATGATGATGTCGTGGTTGGTCCAGGGCATCGTGGCCTTGAGGGCTTGGAATCGCTCAGGCGTCATTCGATTCACCGTTGCGCAAGAACACATACGCTTCTACCCACACGCCTTCGTCGCCCGCCTTTGACACCTTCGCGTCGTCGTTGATCAAAACATCGTCGTCGGACGGCACTGCATACTTCTCGCGCGCACGCTCAATGAGGGCCAATTCTTCGTCGGTGCGCACGCTCTTTTTCAGCAGCGCTACTTCAAAGGCCTTGACGATCTTTTCCAGCCCGAATGTGCCGGCGGTGCATGGCATGCGCTCACGGTCTTTGCCAACGCTCAGCCATTGAAGCGATTGGCCGGTTTCGATGAACGCTGCAACCAGTTCCTGTACCGTGATGTTCATGCTGCGGCCTTCATTTCTTCGTTGATGGCCGCGCCTTCTTTAGCTGCATCTTCGATTTCAAAGGCGCGCTCGAGCGAGTCGGCCACCGTCTTGTCCATGCGTGGCGTCGACTGGGAGAAGCGCGGCAGGAACAGCGAATGCAGCGGGTTCGACTGGGAAGGGCGCAGAATCATATTGGCCGTGACGGGCATGATCGCACCGACGTATTTTTCGGGGTTCGCTTCTACATCGTCGCGCATGGCTTCGCCCTTGATCGCCACGTCGGTCACGAGCATGCCGCCGGCGGTCGAGCAAGTCAGGGAGCCAGGCCGGCCAGCCGTTTTCTTGTTGGCCTTGCCCAGCACCACCGCGGTCACTTCCATATCCAGCTCGAACTCCAGCTTCAGCTTGACCTGGTCCTTACTGGTGCCGTCGCGCCAGATTGCGACCGGGTTCTTAACGATGGTGCCTTCTTTGCCCTTTGCCAGCAGTTCTGCGTAGTGGGCGTACGCTTCCTTGAGGGAGCGCACCAAGCGGGTCGGCACGAGCTTGATCACCGGCGAGTGTGCCGCCGTGATCTGGCCCAGCAGTACGCGCAGGCGATCGCGGTACGGCGTTTCGAACGAGCCTTTCGGAACAACCGAGGCCAGAGGGATTTGGTCCCACGCCATGAAGATCGGTTTCTCGCTGGGTCCGAATTGACCACCCTGAAGCACGCTGTTGAGGATTCCGTTGCCGATCTCGCGCGCCAGCACGGCGCCGTCGCGCATGACGAGCATTTCGCCGTGCGTCTGGGTGCCTGGCGCTAGGGTCAGGCGAATGGCGTCGACCAGCTCGCCGAAGCTCTCCATCGGGAACATCGAACCCTGACGGCTGTACATGAAGACGGCGCCGGTGACTTCGTGGTTGACGTTGGTGAACATGCCGTCGGCCTTCTCTTGCGAGAACACGCCAGCGGCCCAATCCCAGTCCGCCATTTTCGCGTGTTTGGGCAGTGAGCAGCGCATGTACGGAAAGTCCGGCAGCAGTCCTGGCCAGGTCTTGTTGGTCGATTCTTCGGCGAAGCCGGCGCGCATGTCCTTGAGCATGATGCGCTTGAACAATTCTGCCGAGTACAGCGACAGGCGGTCAATTTCGTACGCGATCGCCGACTGCATTGCGCTACCGGTCAGCGTACGGTTGCTCATCGAGTCCAGGATCTCCCACGTACGGTCGTTGAACAGTTCGCCTGTATCACGCAGCGCGGTCCGGGCCGGCACTTTGCGAATGCCGTAGCTGATGAGCGGGTCGTTCGCCATCTTGAGCACGCGCTTTAATGTGGCGCTGCTCGAGCACTTCTTGAGCATGGCCAGCTTGTCGTTCTTGCCTGGCGTGTTGGCGATGGCTTCGATCAGGCCAAAGACTTCGTCTGTGTTCATTTGGACTTCCATGTATTCCTCTTAGGTTGGGTTTTTAAGTGCCGCCAAGCGGCGGGCGTACTGCAAAGGGGTTTCGCCTGGCTGCAGGGCAGGGCGCGCGGCCGGCGCTACATGCGCGGCGAGAGCTGGCTTGGCCTGCGGTACCGGTGCGGCGGTTGCTTGTACTGGCGCTGGTGCTGGTGCAGGTGCAGGTGCAGGTGCAGGTGGCGCGGCAGCAATGGCGGCGTTGATTGCGGCGGCGTAGCCGTCTTGAGGCAAGCCCAACACATCGGGAATAGCTGCTGGTTTTGGCTTGCTCAGCGGCGCAGAACGCTGTACAGGCGCACGATCGCTCGGAATGAGAGCCGGGTCGGTGAGGTTGGTGATCGGGACGCCAAAATCACCAGTAACCTTCATCGGCAGGTGCGCCTTCTTGCGCGGGAAGAAGTACAGCGCCTGGCCCTTTAATTGCTCTTCCTGGTGCATGCCTACCGCGCGGCACTGGCGCGAGCGGATGGCGACGCCGCATTCCCGGTTGTAATCGGTTTCGCGGCCTGCCTCGATCTCGACGATCTTGAATAGGCAGGCGGCGTACGATGGGCTGCGCTGGACCGTGTCGCAGCCTTTAAGGTAATAGGCGTTGTTGCCGCCGGCGCTGGCTGCCGGCAGGTGGTGCGTGTCATGCTGGATTTGTTCGTTGATCATGATGTTCCTTTAAAAAGATCCCCACTGCTCGCCAAGCTTTTCTTGCTCAGCGAGGAATTCCTCAAGCTCTGCCGTTTCGTTCTTCTCGCGCTGGCGCAAACGCAGAGCATTTCCCACTGCCTGGATGAGATCCAGACGAATGATTTCTTGCACAGCTGGCGAGAGACGCGGCAGCAGTTCGATTACCGGTTGCGTCACCATCACCAGCTCCCCCAGGAGGCGTCAGTTGCGGCCGCTTCCGGCTTCGCGTCGTCAGCTTCGATGTCGGCCGGCGGCTCGTCGTAGCCCTCAGTCTTGAGGTCGAAATAGGAAAAGATCGACGCGGCGTGCTGGCTTGGGTAGTGCTCCTCCGTGTACTTGTGCAGCGCGACCCCGAAGATGCTTTTGCCGTTGCGCTTGTGGAGGCCGTATTCGGGTCGCTCTACGCTTGCGTAATGCCCTTGGCCCGACTTCCCTTTGCGCTTGGCGTGAAGCGTTTTCTGATATTCGTCCAGGCAAGCGTTCAGATTTCCGCGACTGATTTGAACTTGGCCGCCGCCGATCCTGTCAGCAAGCTTGCCGAAGCGTTTAAGCAAAATGCACGGGCCGTCAGGCTCCTCATTGATCAGCACCACCTCGTAGAACTTAGTGCCGCCGCTGTGCTCTAAGTACTCTGTATGAATTGTGTAAGTCACTGCTTATTCCCCCGCTGCGCTACGTTGCGCCCTTTGATCTCTAAATCTTACGCACTGAGCGCTGGATAGATAAGTCAGTAATGACATATCTTTTTGGATAAATTAACGGCGTGCCAGAAGTAGTTTCGTGGCCAATGCCGGCGTTACCGCTTCGGCCCGGTAGAAAGCGTTTCGCACCTCGACTGCCGTTACCTCGTTCGGGTCTTTGTCCTTGGGCAGCACTGCCACCCTGGCGATAAAGCCGACGCTCTTAAGCATGAGCGCAGTCCTGACCGCATCCTGCAGTGCGCGCGCCTCGCCGTCCCACATGATCGTGATGATCTTCAGTCCGAACATCCGCAACCGCATGAGCTTGGCAAGCTGGCTCTTTTCGTCGCCGACGGAAAGGTTCTTGCCGAAGCCTCCCACCGGTACCACCTCACGCAGATTCACGTCCTGGTCGAGAGCGACCTTGATCGCCGCTACGTCGAACACGCCTTCGCCGATGACCACATGCTCCGCCCCGATCGCGTTGTGGCCGTTGTACAGGTGCTCACCGGTGCTGGCGAACCCTGGCGGGAACAGGTACTTCTTGTCTGCCGTGCCTGTGATGTCGCGCCCCTGGAACGACACCAGCTTGCCCTCCAGGTCGAAGATCGGAATGATCACCCGGTTGGCGTAGTCCTGGCTCATCGGATCGCCATCTTCGGTGAGATAGTCGAACTTGCCGCGTACGGACATGCGAAGCTCAAAGTACGCCGCTATCTCCGCGCCGATATTGCGGTTGTCCAGGTATTTCAGGTTGCGGCCGCCGTGCGGCAGTGGTACCGACTCCGGCAGCGTCAGGTCGCCGCGTACTACGGAAACGGCTGCGGCCTTTCTGGGCGGGCGCCAGCCCTGTTCGCGCGCCACCGCCTTGACGTGCTCGATGGCTTCTCGGGTCGAGCCGCCAAGCGTCGCGCTGATGAACTTCCACTTGTTGAACTTGACCTCGCAGTCGCCCACGAAGCAGTTGCCCAGGCCTGAGCTGGCGTTGATGTACACCTTGTAGTTGGTGTTGCCGCAGCAAGGGCACTCCTTGACGTTGAGCTGGGCGCCGCGGCTGCCGCGAGTGTTCCGGTATTTGATGCCCTCGCGGTCCATCCAGGCTTCGATGTCGATGGTGGCCAGCACTTCCTGCAGCTCGTCACTGCCGCCGCGCCGACTGATATGGACGGACGTCATTTGACGCCTCGATCAATGCCCACGCGCAGGCACGCCCACAGGACGATCAGGGAAAGCACCGTCACGCCAGGTGTGTCACCTCGAGTGTGCCAGCAGAGCGTTGCGATGCTGTAACACTTCTCGTCGCCGGGTAAGCGATTCCACCACAGTGTTGTCGATAGCTGCGCCAGCACAAGTACACGCGGTCCGATCCAGAACTCGATGCCGGACAGACCTTTGGAGCGATCCCAGATGAGCCTCATCCTATTCGATCCTCACGATGCTGGCGATGAACTTCATCTTGGCCAGTTCCTGCTTAATGAAAATGGTGAAGCCGCCCTCCTGGTTACGGGAGGCTGCGAAGTACAGCCGGGCCTCGCCTGCGGCGCGCTCCTCATCGGTGACGTTGATCGAGATCATGATGTCCACCGTCCGCACCTTGTTGAAGTCGTCAGCGACGTGGCTGGCCTTTGCTACAGTCGCCTGGTGGCCTTCCCGATTGGTCTGGGTGGCCGACAGCATCGCGACGTTCTCTTCGGATGCGATCGCGCGCAGCGCAAGGTAGACGGACTTGCTGTTCTCGATGGAGTCGGTGGTGCGGTGGTCGGGCGCCATAATGTCCGCGTAGTCGACCACAACCATGTCGAACTGAATCGCAGGTCTGACGGTGCCATCCGGTTGCAGCATTGGAGACTTGTACGACTCGATCTTGGCGCGCAGCATGGAGGGCGTGAGCGTGCCCGAAGGGTATTCAGCGATCTGCAGCTGGCCCGATCGCGGCATGTGCGCTTTGATCCGGCTCGCTACGTCATGCATTCTGTCCACCAGCAGCTTTATTTCGGTGTCGGACATGGTTGCATCCAGACGCTCCGAAATGATCTTGGCGGCCACCTCACAGGTCACATACAGAACGTTCTTGCCGGTCAGCACGGCCGACTTGGCGAAGTTGATCAGCGCGGTCGTTTTCCCCGACTTGGCGCCGCCCAGGATGATCGACAGTTCCTTGCGGCCCCAGCCGCGGTGATACAGCAGGTCGTCGATGATCTTATGGCCGGTGGTGATGCCCTGCGGTGGCAGGATTCCCATCTTCCGGTCGTTGCGCTCGTTGGTGCGTTCTTCCAGGCGCTTGAAGTAGTCGTACTCGTCGCCGTTGAGGTTCAGGCCCACCTCGTATGCAGCCTTCACCTTTTCGCGAATCTTGTCGAATTGCCCCTTGCCCAGCAGATCCACTGATTCAAGAATGGTTGCTGCCATTGCTTGGTGCTGCGCGAACTCAGCAACCCGCTCAGCAATTGCGGAGCCGTCGGACAGGTCAGCGCCTGGCTTGTACGCTTCACGACAAGCCTCGATCGTCACCGATTTGATGTCGGAGCGGATCACCTTGTTTGCGATGTCCTCCTTGAGCATCGTGCCAGCAATGATCGCAGTCGGGACCGTGCTATAGCGCTGGAAGTAGCGAATGGCGATATTGACCATCGCTGCCTCGCCAGCGTTCTCAAAATAATCCGGCTTGAGCAGGTGCGCCGTCTTGCGCATGAAGTCCAGGTTGCGTAGGGCGTGGACGACAATCTTGGTCTGGAACTCGCTATCGAATTCGAATACATCGGGGCCGAGGGTAATTTCGGCCGGCGCCGCAGGTTGGTGCGGCGTGCCCATCATCGACGCACCGACAGTCGCAACGAAGGCGTCTTCGACCTCGCGCAGTGGTGCATCGACGGTCATACCGACTGTCCTTCCGAAGCGGCTGGCGCCAGCCGCGGGGTGGTGGTGCTGAACTCGCTGATGTCGTGCTTGAAGATGACGCGGTCCTTGCCGGCCGAGCGCATGGTCACCGTCCACTTGTCGCTGTGTGCGATCGTGCCCTGGATGTCTTCGCCGTCGCTGATCTTTTGCACGATCACGTTGGCGCCCGACTTCTCGAGCGCCTTCAAGAACGCTTCGTGACCCTTCAAGGGGGCGGGACCATTCTTGGCTGCCGGAGTGGGGCGAGAAGGGCGGTTGGCAGTGAGAGTGCGACGGGGTTGAAAGCCATTGAAGGCCACGCCTTCGCTCTCCGATAAGCGACGCGCTTCTGCGATTTGATCAGCGCGTACACGATCATCAACTGACGGCGTACGGTGCAGGGGTGCGTTCATGTGATTCTCCATTACGTGGGTGAGGTGCGAACTTTCGCAATGGTCGAATTATAGCTCAGTACTTACTTACTTTTACAGGCTTATCTCGCACGCCTCGCGAATTGCCTGCTCGGGGAAATGGCTGATTGCGGCCTCGATCCGCAGTGCTTCGTACTGATGCAGAGCGGCGTGTAAGCTGAATTTCGGATGCGCGCGGGAGGCGATTGCCGAGATTAGGTACTGCTCATAGGCCAGCTGGTCGGGGGCGCCGACGTAGTTCTGGACCTTAAAACGGGCGGACACCGCCCATTGGATTTTGGCCCGCTTTTCCAACTCCCACATGTTGGACACATGCAGTAGCACTTCGTCCTGGGTAGCGAGGTGAGCAGGGCGGGGCGGTTGCTTCCACCCGCGGCCGGCGCACCAGGCCATTGCCTCACGCATGAAAAAGTCGTACCGCATTCCCATATCGTCCACCTTCTGGCGGAGCTTCCAAAACGATTTCACCTCCCGGGCCGCCATCACGTCTTTGCCTTTAAAGGCCGCCATGAAGCGCTTCTTGTGGTCGAAGCACTCGCCCATGAAGTCGCCATATGCCCGATTGAAGTGGTGCGCAAACAGGTACGTCGCCATTGTCGGGTGCATGTTGCGATAGTCGAACCATTTCTTCTCGTATAGTGCCGTATCCAGGCCGAGAAGCTTGCGGTCGATCTTGGCAATGGCCAAAATCTCGCAGCTGCTCCAGTCAAGTTCGGAACCGAAATAGGGGCCGAAGGTTTCCGTCAGCTCGGTTGAGGTTGCTTGGGTCATTGGGTGTGCCTTACCGTTCCCTAAATTACTTCTTTATTTAATGAATTGAAGATATACAGTTATACAGATTGTAGTTATTACTTATAGAAACCTAGTGGCGGCCCCAAGTAACCCCAAGTCGGGAAACGTGCCCACCCTGTTGACAGGACCAATGATAAGTCAGTACTTATATACCGACAAATGCCGTGCAAGAGAAAAAGCCCGCTGTTTAGGCGGGCTTTTGTGTAGTTACTCTGCCGGCATTTCGAATGTCACGGACCACTCCAGCGTGTTGTTCAGCCCGATCAAGCTCGGGTGGAACCAAAAGCCGACTGGCGATTGAACGATGGCGGCCGACGTGAGTTTGGTGCGAACACCGTTAGCGGAGGTCTTCAGCGCGGTGTTTTGCGAATAGCCACGCTTCCATTCGTAGGAGTCCAGCGTTGCGCGATTGAACAGGGTGATCGAGTTCGGCGCATAAACCGTATCTACGAATTGATACTGCGTCATCGCCGCCGAGGCAACCGCAGCAGAAATGGGCTTGAGTTGCCGGATGCTAACTTTCGTGGTATCGGCCGTCATATTCGAGTTGCCAATAGTCACGGCAGTGAACCAGTCATCCGTACCTGCCGGACCGCTGCCTACGATTTCAACAATATCACCAGGCGAAAAGCCAGTATTGTCAGCTGTCGTCAAGTTCTGGAAAGCGCCGGCTGCTGCGGTGATAGTAGTGCTTGGCGCCGCGACGGCATCACTGATGACTTCACCCGAAATGCTCGGAGTCATAAGCCCCACGTAGGGCGCGCCTTGTCGTTTGGTAATTACAGTCATTATGCGTTCTCCATCATGAGTACGGCTTTGAAGTCGGCTTTTGCCTTCGCTTTGCCCAACTCGTTAAAGTGAGTCTTGTCCGCCGCTACCATCGTCGCGGAATTCCAGTCTTTCGCAACGTCCACCAGCGTGAAGCGGCCAGTGGTGGCTGCCAAATTACGAATCCACTGGTTGAACTCGATACAAGTCCAGTCATCGGGCGAAACGCCGGTATTGGTGCCGCGGAAATGAGTCCAGATCCAAGCTTTCGCACCGATGCTGTCGCACAGGTCGAGGGCTTGCAGAATGCGGTTACGCTGGCGATCAAAGCCCACCTTGTTAGGGATGGTCTGGAAATCGTTGTGGCTAAACGACGGGATCAGCACGTCGGTCGGTCGGTAGCCGCGCTTGAGGAACTGGCGGAAATTGGCCATATACTCAATCTCGCGGTGGGTGGACATACCGAGATTTGCCGAGACGTACGGGCGCTCTGGCGTGGACATTTCAGCAATCGCGGCATACATCCAGCCGTAACCTTCCGAGTTGGAATCACCTGGCACCGCAAAAGAGCGCGCCTTCACGCGGAAATCGAACTCGATGCAGAAGCCGGGAATGTAGAACTTGGTGGTCCCTGGCACGGCGGTTGGCACAATGGTGAGGTCTGAAACGAAGTCGCCGGCAGTGCCAAACGTGGTCGAGCCATTGAGGGTCGGACCGCCATTGGTAATTTCCGTTCCGGCTGGCGTGCCGCTGGCCAGATAGCGCACCAACAGACATGGGCCACCGCCGTCCAGTGCCGCAATACTTGGGCAATCGATCCAATCCGATACGCCGATGTCTGGAATCGCTTGGTAGCTACCGGTTGGCCCCCAGGCGCCACGGAATCCATGACTTGGCAGCAAATCGATGGAGTCGGCGCCGCCGAACTTGCCTGCGCGCCAGCCGGCCGGAGCTGCCGCACTTTGCGCAACGTTGAAGGAGTTTCCGCCCTGACGGGGATGGAAAGCGTTGGCAATGGTATCGTTCAGCGGCTGTTCGGTAGGCGCAACTGCAAAGCGAATGCCCAATGCCTCTCGAGGACTGCGGTGGAGTGCCCAAAAGCGAACACGATCAAATGCGGCGGGTGCGCGGATTTTGAAAATAGTGCGGCCAACGGCTTGCCCCTCAACAAGCTGGGCACCAGAGCCTGCAGTTTTGATCAGGCCGCGCGTCGTTACCTTGGCCTTAGCTGCCAATTTCAGTGATGCGGCGCTGGGCAGCTCGTTCAAGAACTTTGCAGTCACGCGTACCTCGGCTGTGTCGCCGGCAGCCCATGCGATCGCTACGCCTTCTACAGCGCGCGCGGAGAGCGTGATGATGCCGGTCGCGGTATCGATGGCGTTGGCCTTCGCCACCTCATACACTCCAGCCAGGGTAGCTGACGTTAGCGTGAGCATGAGGAAGTCGCCGTTAGTCAACGCCGGCAGCTTGGCCGCGTCAGCGACGGACACCTTCATCGACATCGCAGCAGCGCCGATGGCTTCGACCAGGGCAATGCCGGCTGTGCCGTTTCCGAAAATTTGTTGGTTCATGCTTTCCTATCAGTGGTTAAAGAGGGGAGGAGCCGACTGCAGATGCGCCTACAGCAGCGGAAGACTTAGACTGAGGCGCAGGTACCGATGGCGTCACGGAAGCGCCAGGCACCGACGACAAGCTCCAGCCGGATTCGTTTTTGGCAAACATCACCGGAGTGCGTTTAATGCCGTTTTGCGCGGCGACTTTCAGTGGGCTTTGCATGCCTTCCGTGAATGCGCCGTTGTCGAGCTGTAGGCGGTACAGCGAGATATTTCCGCCGCCGTCGTCAGCCGGCGCTGCGAAAGTTACCTGGACGAAGCCGTCACCGGCAGTGACTGCAGTAATGGTTGGGCTGCCAGGAATGCCAGGTACCGTGTCGTCAACTTTCAGCAGTGGGGTTGGGTTTTCGGGAATAAAAGTGAGCCGCTTTCCGATGTCTGCCTTCGCGCGGGTGTACTGCAAATTCGTCACCAGTGCGATGCCGTCACGCTTCCAAGTCCCTACAGTCCAAGCCCAGCCCTCGCCAGGCGCAGCCGTCAGAACGCTGCCGACGCTATTGCCGCCACTCACCACCACTTGCGGCGCAACGCCGCCAGCGCCTGCTTTAGTGACGACGGAGTTGATTTTGAGAGCGCCCATTAATTCCCCATGTAGACGATGGCACTTGGAGTAGGGCCGGATTGAGCGATGACGGTTGCGCGAATGAAACGCATGGGGATTACCAGCAGGCCGGTATCCAGCTCCTGACCGACAGTATCCAGGTCAAAGGTGCAAACCTCCTGCCAGCCATTAGTGCCGTCCATACTCATTTCGACCTTTACGGTGATAGCCGTGCCGGACTGCAAGACGGCGACAAATTTTTGGTGAGAGTCGAATGACTCGATGGTGTCGTCCGGTCCGACCTGGCTTCGATGTAGCAGCACCCGGGGGTTCTTGATAATCATCTAACTTCCAAAAATAAAAGATTAGGAATAATAAGTCAGTACTTACTTATTCTCAAGGGTAAAATTTTATTGACCGGCATCTGCTTGCTTGCGCAGATATGCCATGACTTCGTCGACCAGCAAATTGTGGCGGGCAATCACCGCGCGGCATGTTTTTGTCAGCGCCAAGTCAATCTGCACCATGGCTGGCAGGTCGATGTTTGTAGCGTCGTCGTCGGCAGCTTTTGGATCGAGCGCGATCTCAGGCAGCGGATCACTCTTGCGCAGTGTCTCCGCTGGGATCGACCACGAGACGGCCGGTGCGCGCTGCGTTGAGCAGCCGAACAGTCCCAGCATCAAGAACAAGGCCAGAATGGCTTCGATCAAGAGGAGATAAGGGCGCTTCAGGGGCGGTGTTTTCATTTAATGGCGCGATGGGTTTGAGAAGGTACTTTGCGGTCCGTTTGGCGGCCGCCACCCGCAGTTGATCGATGCGCGTGCTGTCGGAAGAAATTTGAGCGCCGAGCGACACGCTTGCTTCGGCCGCCCTCACGATCCCGACAGAAGTCTCGCGGCGAGCGTCGATGCTGGCGGCGGAACTTGACGCATGGTCAAGCTTCACTTTGGCCCAGTAGCCGCCTATACAGCCGAGCGAGACACCGAGAAGGGCTGCGACAGCAACCGCCCGGGTGCTCACTTGTTCTCCAGCGAGGTAGAGGTGAAGAAGCGCAGCAAGATGTTGACCAGCACCGTCGCAACGCCAACAGTCTTGTACATGTTCTCCGGAAGAAATTCGTGCAACTGCGGCAGGGCGGAGTTGATCATGTCGAACAGGGGCAGCAGCCCGAGAAGGGTAGCGTTTATCCAGATGGTGCGCGAGCGCCAGGCGTTGCGTAATTTGTCCAGCATGGTTTCCTTTCATTGGGCGGCTGCCGGCCGCAAGTCGTTACGAAATGCCTTTGGTGTAAGTGACGCCACCAGGCTTAAACCAGGCGGTGAGTACCTCGCGGCGCGGCGCTCCTTCGGACAAACCGACGTGGACCCAAGTGCCCTCGTAAATAAGCTGATCGAAGGCAATGCTGGATTTGGCAATTGTCTTGGCCAGGTCTCTTGCGGCGATTCCGGTCACATTGATATCTGCCGCCAGGCCTTTCAGGTGGGCGCTGCTGCGTGAGCCGCCGGCCGCAATGTTCAGAGCCGGCGAGCGGTAGCCGCTGGACACGGTCACAGGGCGACTAACCAGAGCGCGAACCAGTTCCAGGGTTTCGGCGACGCGACGCAGGTTGGGGACGATTGCGGCACCTGGAGTGTTGTCGATGCCGCGGCGCGCGGCGATCTGGGAGTCGATCAGTTCGGCCAGGCTGAAGTGTTGAGTCAGGTTCATGATCAGCCTTATGCGAAGCGCTGGATGATTTGGGAACCCAGGAAAAGTACGCCGCCGCCCACTACGGCCCACATCACTTTGACGGTCTTGGTGGCGCCGTCAACGGTCGCGTTCGCACGTACTTGCTCCAGCTCGATGGCGGACATTTTCGCCTCAAGCTTTTCCAGGCGGGTGTCGATCTTTTCTACGGACTGGTGCATGGCCAAGTTGCGCTCTTCCAAGATGGAGAGCTTGGTCAGTGCATTGGCAATCTGACCCATCGTGGCGCGCATCCCGCGCATATCGGCGCGCAGCTCTTCCATTTGCTTTTCGAAGACGGTTTGGTTCGGCGGCATTGAAAATCCTCAGTAATCATTCAAGTCGATCCTTCGTCATTCGCTCGCAAAGGGAATTGGCCGGAATTCTAACATAAGTCAGTACCGACTTATGTTGGGGCGCGAGAAAAATGTGATTAGTTCGCCGAGACGCTGACTTTGGGGCGTGGCCAACCGCCCTCTAAAGTTAGAAAAGTGGATAAACCGGTCGTTGGTTCACGTAGCGTTCACCAGTCCAACCCCCTGGAGATTCCGGCGTGTTATTTCGCACCATCACGAGGTTGTTCAGAATCGCCGCCATATTGTGCATTACGTAATTTTCCATGCCTACTAGCGAATTGAATTGAGCTGTCGTCACATCTTGGGCGCAGACTGCCATGTACATGGCGCCCGCTTCTGAGACGTCCATCACGTACGCACCATATTCTTGGATTGCGCGCGCGAGCGTCATAGCCTCTTGCGACTTCAGTGCCGGCTTGTAGGTAAAGATGCTACTTACATCCACCCAGGGAGGGATGGTCCACAGGGAACCCATAGGAATGGTGTTTGTGTATTCAGTGTATGCGCCGTCCACTGTGGTCGCCGGCCATACCCTTGATCCACTACGCGAAAGCGCCGCGAGCATGGTCACACTAATCGTGCAACCGGCCCCGGTCGATGTGCTGTCCGCCTTAGTTGCGCTTGCCCCAACAATATCCCCCGAGCCATTGGCCGGATACATGCCGGTATTGGTAGGCCATACCGCGAGCACCGCGCCGCTGTCGGGGCTGACCTTGGTGACGGTCACTTCTGCCTTGCGGGTAGCGGCACCTCCTTGCAGAACCAACACTTCGCCCAGACGGTATCCGCTCCCGCCATTTACGACCACCGGGCGCTGATTAATCAGCTGCGAGACAGTGCGACTTTTGGGACTCTTGAGTTTGGATACGTCCAAGATCAGCACGATTGCATGGTCAATTTTGCCCGCAGTCAGCTCCCATCCCCGCACCAGCCCGCCAATTAGAGGCACCCCGGCACCGCGAACGCCAACCGACGAACCACTATCGCCAAGATTTTCCCGCTCATGCACCCGGACAGCGCCATAGCCGTAGAGATCGTGACACGTCATATTGCCTACCGAGTGTTCTTTCGTGTCCGGGTTGTAGATGTAGTTGATACCTTCGACGTACCAGCGGCCATCTGGAGTGATCACCCCGATGTTTTTGTCGCCGCCTGCGCTGGCCGCAGTGATGCCGACGGGTGTATTCATCCATAGGCTGCCTCCGTTGTAATAATCGGTCGACTTGAAGGGCCAGTAGTTGTTCGGATCTGAGCGAGAGGTGTAGTTCCACTTCTGCATAGGGTCCGTACTTTTCGCCTTGTAGAAGAAAACGGAATTGCCGGCCCATGCCTCGAAGCCTTCGGGCAGGGATCGCATTGCGGCAGTTTCAGGGTCCGATGCGGTTTGCAAGTTGCCAGGTGGCCCATTGTAACGAACGAGCGGGATGTTCCAGAACGACTCGTTGTTGAAGGGGCGCTCGGCTGGGTCAACATAGTTCGACACGCTGCGACGCGGGTTTGGCGAAAGTGCGTGGATCTCCGCGCTCATGAAGTCGGCCTTCACATAGCGGCCTTTCGAGAGCTGCGATCCATCGGTAAACTGAGCCAATAGACGAACGGTGTTCGTTACCGTGCGGCTAAGGTCTCGAATAGATCCGCCCGAGGCGAACGTCATAGGACTCGTGGAGCCGATATCTTGAATCTTCGCTGCGTTGTAATCCATCGCGGTCATGCGAATGCGGCCAACGAATTCGGTCGCCGTCGCCCCTGGCGAAACTTGCATCAATTGGGGCGAAACGATGGATGCGCCAGGCATGATGCCGAACTCGGCGCGAATTTGCGCAGAGCCGAAACCCATTGGCGCCACCACTCGAAACTCAAATTCCACATACTCGCCGTTAAAAATCAATCCTGCGGGCAACTCAATGCGCGTCAGTTCGGAGATATTGGTGTCCCGATCTCGGCACCAGCTGTACGTCGCCACCGACGCCATAACTCGCGTACCGGTATGCGCGGCGTAACGAGTAATGCCCGAACTGGTGCGAATGCGCTTCATCTGCATGCCGTCGAAAGTGATGGTAGGTCCATACGCCTTGGTCGGGATGAAACTGCGTACGAAGTCAGGAGAGTTCACAAACTCGATTTCAGGAGTGGCTGGGACTTGGAGGTGTTGGCTCATGCGATTGTAGGCGTAGGGCGATTGGTGATCGTGCCCATGAAATCACGGGTCACAAGAGATTGCGTAACGGTTCTTACCGGGGATCCTTCGTACGTGATGGTGTAGGCGTCGACAGCGCCCGGGAACGCCACGCTATACACGGAAGCCGTATATGTTCCACCCTTGCCATCGGGCCATTGAACTCGACCACCGGCGCGAGCGCCTTCAGTGTTAAATGTCGTCGTTCCGACAAAAGTCACCAAGTCACTGTTGAAGATCAGCCAGGGGGCAGTTCCCTCCGACAGCTGCGCATTTGCGTTCATTTTTCCAGCCAACGCAGCAGCAAGTGGGGCGTTTGTTAATGGCAGGTCGAAGGTCAGCAAGTCGGTAAGTTCGGCGAAGCTCGAGGCGCCGCCACCACCGCCCCCGCCTTCGCCAGGAGTAAGCGACCTGATCATCTGCTGCAGGCGATACATCGCAGCGGTAAAAACTGCGGCGGTGCCGACATCGCCCTGCGCAATGGTGGGCAGCATGTCTGGATAGGTGAAATCGGTGGCGAACACGCCGCGCGCCGCTGCCGAGGTCGCTCCCAGGTAAATGCCAGTCAGATACACGGAAGTGACCTGACCGTTAAATGTGGCGTCGGCCGCGACGGTGTATGGAACCAGGTCGCTTTCGACCATGAAGATGCTGTTGCGCTTAATGCGGAGCGTCTGGTCGCCTGGCAAAGTAACGATCTGCTGACCGTTAGTGACGGAACAAAGCTGCTTAATCTGGGCCATGGCGCTTTAACGTAAAAAGATCAGGCGAGTCTAACATAAATAAGTACTGACTTACAATTTTAGGCGTGTTCCGAGGCACGCGGATCAGCTTGCTCCTTGGGGAACCTGCGCTTGACCTCCTCGATCGCTTCGAGGTACGTATCAAGTTTGCTTGAGTCGCCCTTCGACTGCCAGTACAGTGCATCTGCGAAATCAGCCAAGGGAGGATAGGCCGCGCGTCGCATGGCGTTGACGTCGGCAGTGTGCGTAATCTTCATTTTTTCACCACATTGAATTCTGCATCGAGATAGGGGAATGCTTCGACACGCACCGCGTAGGTGGCCGGATAGGTGAACTCCAACTCGACCACATCATCGGTGCACGCGTGGGCGTTGCCATCTATATGGATCGTGCATGGCACTGGAAGGTGGGTCAGGGTACCGGCAATCAGCCTGGTGTCCTGCGCTGGGCGCGGCGTTACGGCGCCGTCGACCACGTAGTCGGTGTTTAGGTTGGCTACCCCAGCTATCACGGTCCCGCCATTCACATGCTGAAGCTCCAGCATGTCCTCCGGGATCGTGCCGGTTTGAATAATTCGACCTTCATGGTCGTGGATCAGGTAGCTAATCATCGGCGCGTCTCGATAAGTGCGGCATTAGTTTGAATCTCAACGCCATCCAGGTTTCGGTTAGTGTAGAAGGTGTAGGTATGCACTCCGGGCGGCGGAGTGTCGATGAATACCGGCGTAGCCGTCATTCGCGCCGGCCAAGTGCCGCTGTCGTTGTTCCCGCTCGCGATTCCGTTGGCAGTGGCGGTGGCCAGCAGAATCCCATCCCGGAAAATCTCGACAACGAGCTGCACTTGAAACGCGCCATACACGGCGCCATTCCCGCATGCCCAAATCGCCACTGGTACACCGAGGAAGTTCATCGTGATGGAGCACGACCGGCCGCCGGCGGCCGATGCCGCCGCCGTTACGGCGTTGCCGGCAATCTGGAGCGTGTCCACCTGGGCGGCGCCGATCTTGGCGCGCGTAATGGCCGCATCAGCAATTTGCGCGCTGTTGATCGACGCATCGCCAATCAGTGCGCTAGAAATGATGACGCGTGGCAGCCCATTGACGGCGCCGATCGTGAACGGCTTCGCGGCCTGGTAGCCAGGCATGACGACCGCAAATACATCCGCGCGAATAAGGAACTCAGAAAGCGGCACGCCGTTGACGGTGGTCGAGGCCAGGCCGAACCCAGAGATATAACCGTTGTTGTCGATCTTGACGGTGTACTGGCCCTGCAAGCCCTGCAGCGCGGAGGCGTGACTGGACAGGTACTGCTCGACCGTCACGCCTCCCATGCCGGCGCCGTTCAGCCGTGACGTCACTTGATTGACCTGCTGCGCCACCGCATTGTTCGTTTCAGCCTTGGAGTAGGCGTACGATTGGACGTAGGCGGCCGAGGCGCTGTCGCCCAAAGCAAACTCGCTGCGTAGCGTGCTGTAGACCTGATTAATCGAATAATCCGAGGTTGCCTGGCTGTAGCTGTAGTTTTGGATCCAGCTTTGGATGTCGCCGTTGTACTTAGCCAATTGCTCGTTACGTTGCGAGGTTTCGGCAGCGATCGCATCGGATCGTGCTTTTGCTTCGTTGAGAACGGCCGAATTCACGTCGGCAATTTTCGAGGCGATAGAATTATTGACCGTCGCGAAAGCGCCGTCGACCGTCGATTTTGAGTACCCATAGGACTGAACATATGCCGAAGTCGCCGCGTCACCCATGGCAAATTCACTTCTGAGCGTATTGTATGCCTCGTTGATGGACGAGTTGCTGTCGGCCTTACTGTACGTGTAAGACTGGACGTAGGAGCGAATGGCGGAGTCGAACTCGGCGATTTGCAGGTTTCGCTGACTTGCCTCGGCAAGGTCGGCCTTGGCCAGCGCCGTCTGTTCGTTCCGGATAACCGAAAGACTGTCGCCCATCGCTGCACTGAGGCTCTGCACCGAGTTTGCCACGCGTGTATCGCCGTCAGTAATAAGCTGCTGAGTGGCCTTGATTTCGGTCCCCCGAGCACGCGCCTCCTCCAGCAAGGCAGCGACCCGCGCCTTGCTTTCGGCGTCCACGCGCGCAGCTACCGAGCCGACGACTGTGGCCGGCGCATCGATCAAATTGATGCGGTCCTGCAGCACAGGCATCAACTGCGAATCCTTCAGTACGCCGTCCGCAATGGCGCTTACATCTAAGAACGTGGTTCGGAATTTGATCACGGAGCTTGGCTTCAGTTCCGTCATACCAAAAGCGTCGTACGGTGCCACCCGAACGAAATACGAGGTGTCGAACTTGAGCTTCGGAATCAAGATAGCCGTATCCGGGCCGGAGTAGACTGGCGAGATCTTGGTCAGGTCTGCCAGCTCATCCTCTTTCAGCGACAGGTACACAGCCGCGCCTGCAAAGTCAGGATCTCCCGAGTGGGTGTAGCTCAGGGTTGCGCTCTCAAAGGTCGTCGTGATAGAGGTTCTGAGGACAGTTGGCGGTGCGTTATAGGCATCGAGAAGGGCCGGCTTGCCCAAGTTGTTGAACCTGTCGCGCATTCGCACTTCAAAGATCAGGTGCCTGGTCACTCCATCGGCGAAGTTCTTGTCGTAAATATAGGTGTACGAATTATCCGTGGTGTATTCGGTTCGGCGCAGGGTCGCGTGATCCTTGTCATAGACGCGAATCTCGTAATCCTTAAACTGCGGATCGAGCGCGCCGGCGTCAGCGCCGACCGGTTCGCTGCCGAATTCGTAGGAGTGCGTAGTCGAATTATAGCGCCAGGAGATTTTGCAGTCCCGGCCGGCCCATGCGAAACCGACGCCGGTTACATCACCGACTTCGATGTTTTGCACTTCACCCAAGACCGTGTAGGTTGCGGTCGGAGCGTTCTCGTAGGCGCTTCGTTTCCCGAAGATATCGTATGCGACAACGCGCACGACCAGGCGATCGCCGCGCTTGGCGGTTATCACGGAGGACGTCCGGTTCTTTGCCTGGTCTACGATCTCCGCTGGTCCATCGTTGCGCTGGACGTACACGTCTGCGCCTGCGTACATGCCGGCAATCGGTGCGGCCCATGAGGCGACGACACTGACCGCAATGGTTTCGCCGGAGATGTAGGATTCTTCGTAAGTAGTGAGCGATCGGACTGGACCGATGATCGCGTCCTGCGGCGGCACGGTCGGCGTGCTGCTGCCGTAGCGGTCGAAATCATAGACCTCAGCCTTGTACTCCAATGCGGAGATATCACGCTTGTACTCGTGGCTGCCAGTAATCGAACGAATGCGGAACGGCTTCTTGACCTTCTCCGCCTCGCCAAACATGAAGTTGACGAACTGGCTCGGCGCGCCGGACATTGGCGTTTGCAGCTGCAGTGTCGAAGAGGAGCCTGGTACGTTGATGACGTTGAATTCCTCAACTACGTCAGTGTCGTAAAGCTCGTACGTGGCCCCAGGCATGATGCCGGCAGCGTCATCGACCACCACGCCGTAGCCGTTATTCTGGGCGAATTTTGCCGACACGCGGAGATCACGGCCGTTGATTTGCAGGCGCTTGACCGAGTCGCCTCGGAAGTCTTGCAGAAAGATCGAGGTGCCGGCGACGTTGTACACCACGCCGCGCGCGCGTAGCACTTTGTCCCGCATGACCAGGAGCTTGTATTGCTTGCCCTTTTCCATCGTGACTTCGCGGTCGAGCTGAATCCTAGAGGCGGTCGACCCCGCATCGAGGCGGCCGGCCTGCGCCCAGTCCGTCATGTCAGTTTGGACGTAGATCAGGTCGCCGACCGAGCAGGCGACAGCTTCCAGAGGGGCGGAGAAATTGATCGTCTTGAGGATGTAGCGGTTCAGGTTCAGCTGGAACTGCGCTTCCTTATAGGCCGTCTCGTGGTCGGTAACGCCGTACAGCGTGATCGCGGACGTGCGCTGCTTGGCGCCGGCCGTGAGCGCTGCCGGGTCGTACACTTTGATCGTACGCTGCTTATAGCTATTGGTCTTGTCGTAGAACGTGACGTCAATCTCGTTGGCGCGATCGTTCGTGGCCAGCCATGTTTCCTGGTAGCTGTCCTCTATCATGTTGGCCACCGAGAACATCATCACCGGGTCCGAAGGGCGCTCAGTCACAACCGTGTAGCGCGTGCCGACGTTGACAAGCTGAGAGTGGCCCACGCGCAGCACGAGCTGAGAGGCATCCCAGACGTTCATTTCCGTGTCGATCGGGCCATTCCACTGCAGGTTTTTCTCGTCGCAGTACTTTGCCCAGTTCTGGAATGCCGGGAAGTCGAGGCGTGAGGTGGCCATCGCGCCACCATAGCGGCGATGCGTGAGCATATCCCAGATAATCCATGCTGGATTTTTCGAGGCGGCGGGGTACCACTGGTCTTCGGTCGCAAACGTGCCAGGGCGGCCGAAGACATTGATGACCCGGCCGCCATTGAGGAAAGTTACCTTCGGCATGCCAGAGATTTGATCCGACAGTTTGATCTTCAACGCCACAAGGGCGGTGTTTGGATAGATCAGAGTATCGAGAGTGATCTCATTGATGTCGCTCAAATAAATGTCGTCGATGATCGTCTGGTCGTCCGATTTCGGGGTATTGCGGCGCACCCGAACTTCATATTTTCCGGAGTCGAGCGTCACCGTATTGAACGAGCGGCGCACTGCAGCGCGCTTATGGGCTGTCATGCTTGTGCCGACGCGATAAACCGGGACGCGATTAACGTATTGGACGCCGTCAGGTGTTTGAATTGGCGTAGGGGAGGATTGGCTCAGGAACTGCCCCGCAGACGTAGCTTTTCCAATAGCTACGCCCCACACATCCACCCATGATAGCTCCGGCGCATCCGTGTAGACGATTCTTCCGTCGGCATCGTAGCGGTACGCGCGGCCCGTCGCGCTGTCGTAGAACTCGCCGGTCTTTCTTACAACCGAGCCAGTTACTTCTTCCCAATCGATGATTTCCGCAGCCGAAGCGATGTCTTTAAACTCGTCCGTGGAGCCTGCGGGCCGAATTTGAATTTGCAGGTCGACCGTGTACCGATTGGCCTCACCGGACTTCGAATCAATCTTACATAAGCCTTGTGGCGCGACGAAGTCGAAGCGCAACTGATCGACCGCCGTCGAGGTGGTGCTATAGAACCAGTCAGCTCCAATCTTTTGGTTCTTGCTGTCGGCAACTACGTTGTCCTTGAACCATGGAATAGGAGCCTGCGTCGACAGACCCAGGCGGGTTTGCACTTCGACGTTCTTGTAATCGACAAGCGGATTGTCATTGATCTCGATGTCCGTAAGGGAAGCGACCGGCCCCTCGCCCGCCGACAAGAGCATGTACAGCGTCTGGTTGTCGTCGGCGTCATTCTCGGTGTGCATTCCCAGGACGTTGCCGGCCATGCGGAACTCGCCATAGCAGATCGGTACTGGAATGCCTTCGAGGGAAGTATTTTTAGCGCCGTCGGCACCGTAGGTGGCGCTGGAAGCTTCGCTTCGATTTGGGGTTGGCTTGCTTGGGGCCAGGGCAGCATTTACGAGCATCGCGCCTGCGATGGAGATACCGGCCTGGATAATGGCGCCACCGACGGTGAGTGCGGTACCGGTCAGACCCATCGCGCCAGCAATGGCGAGGCCAGCACCAGCGGTAACGACCGCAATCGCAATCATCGCCACGATTGTGAGGATGCCTTTGGCACCGCCGCCCCCGGTTGGCACAGGGCAGACGACCAGGTTGTCTGTCCGATCGAGGTAAGTTACTCGGAACTGATCGCGAGGGATGATCTTGCCGTTGATCGAAATGACACTCTCGGCCGCGGCCGGCGCCGGGAAATACGCAGCTAGCGACTTGCGCGCGCGCCACGTCAGCTCTTCACGCACAAATTCTCGAGCGTTGAATGGATTGGTGATGCGAATCACCGGGATCATGACGGGCGTTACCGTCGCGCGTCGCTTGACCTTCGCAACCGGAGCCGGCTTGGCGTTCTTGCGTGGCTTTTTTACTTTATCCGACATGCTTATAGAATCCTACGATGCGTTGTTTCCAAGAGTCCACCGTCACGATCGTCACGCCATGGGATTGCTCCCACGCGTGGATCATTCGGTGCTGATCAATCATGTAACCGACATGCGCGATATGCCGGCCGATACGCATCAGCACCACCGCGCCAGGCCCCGGCGCAATCTCCTCCCACTGAGGCATCGTCACGCCCATCATTGAAGCGACCATCGCCTGGTTGTCAGCAAAGCCAAAGTCCGGGAGCGAGTAACCATTGCGTCGGCTCATTTCCATCACCAGGCCATAACAGTCGAGCTTGTCCGGCCCGCGGCCACCGTATTCGAACGGAATGCCAACCAGGTCTGCGCCTCTATCCATAGCTGACGTCGCGTGCGTTAATGCCAGGGAAGGCGCCAAAGTGGACAACGTTCTGATGGACGGCGCAGCCATTTGCACCCTTGAGGGAAAGATCACAGGAGGGCAGGGCGCCTGTGTACCCGCACTCCTCGCCCTTGTAGCGCCACTGGCAGTAATCCTTGGTCTGCCGACGGCGGGGGAAGGCCTTGGTGATGTTGTTCTCGGCGCCGAGCGTGAAGTTGCAGGTATAGCTGCCACTGTCGGAGCTGACCACTTCAAAATATTCGATAATCTCTGGCGGGTTGGCCAAGTTGTCCGCGTTGACCACCATGATGCCCACCATAAAGCCAACGCCGCCGCCATAGTCCTGCATGTAGCGTTGAACGGCGCCGCTGTAGTCCGGGATGCTCAGCTTGATCGATTGCTGGTTGCCGGCCTCTTCCTTCAGCTCGATGTCTAGTGGTGCTGGCAGATACTCGTGGCCGTTGAACTGGATCGGATCGCTGTTGCGAACCAGGTGGAGGGTTTCTACCAGAGCTGACGTCTCCGGGTTGACGACGTCGATGTCAATACAAATAAGCCAAGGCGTATCTGAAGAGATCCGATTTTTCTCGACTACGCTGGCTACAGATAGGGATTTGCTCATAATCGACCATTATACGTAAGTCAGTGCTGACTTACAAATGGCACGTGGCTTGACCTTTTGGCAAGGGAGGGCCGATAAAAATTGAATCGGCGGCGTGACAGGCCCGTTTTAACAAAAAAAATTATGAAAAGTTACAATTTACGCATTTTCCGGAATGGCAACCTGATAGAGTTCATTCGTATTAATGCTCGGCGCACATTCTTGACTATTTCTCAACGGACATGAAGGATTGTCATGCTAAAAAGTTTACCTACCCTCATCCTCACCTCAGCACTATGCTTATCTGCGCAGGCGGCTCACTATCCATTCCAGCCCACTACAGTCGCTGATTATTCCAATACCGATGCAAGAGATGTGAGTACAAAAAGGCTTCGGCTGGCAATCTCTACCGAAGGGCTTAAACCCGACCAAGATGTCAAGATCGGAGACTTGATATTTTGCTCTTCAACCGCTTGCTTCAGACCATCGCCTAAAAGCTATGTCACTATTCACTCTACTTTAGAAGGTCGGGCAACGATCCTCTTTGATTCTTCTGTTCCTTATGGGGAAATCAAGTCGATTTATTTTGGTGAAACTCCGGGGCAAAAGACGGTTAGTGGCCAGGTAAGTCTCAAGGCTCCGCTTGTTCTCGGAAAAGACGTTCAGGGAGCGGATATTTTAGTAGTGTTGAAGAAAAAAATTAGCACTGGTAAAGTTGTATATTTTCCTCAACAAGCCGTTTCGTCATATTTGGATAATGAGGCAGAGGTCGTATATTACGATCCCGCCTCCGCCGCGTCAGTTCAGCTTCCGCTTGGGGTTAATTTGAGAATCCCTGCTGGAGCTACCGAAAATGCTCAGATTTTTAGCGTCGCTGTGCGTAACGTGGGTAATGCTTACCCAAGTATAGACATTTTTCCTTATATTGAAACAAAAAAGGAATTCTCCGTCACGTCCGAAGTGATGGCGAGGGGTAAGTCCGCGACAATTGTTCCGCAGACCCCGGAACCTACGAGTGGAGTGACTCGATCGTCCGTTTCATCAGATTCATCGGGAACGGTAACGAAAAAGTTCACTAAAACTGGATTGCTGAAAATTTCACGATTAGATCGTGAAGGGGATGCAAACTCGTTAAACGCCTCATCTAACGCAGTCGTAGTCAATCAATGTTGGGAAACTTTGTCAAATCCGGCAAACCAGAACACCATTGAAAGCTACCTCCAGCAAACCGGTTTTCTCAACGTGAACTGGTGTGAGAATACTGCCCCATTTGTGCATATCGGCATTATTAATACTATGGGGGTACAGGCTTCTGCAGGGCTGGCTTACTCTGCCAAGTATCCCGAAGTAATGAACTTAAAGACTATATCGGAACTAAATTCTTTGAGTAAATCTGCGATTACTGTTAATGGATTTTATTGGGCTGGAGACGAAGGCACCGGCCCCAATCAAACTGGCAGGCCATCAGGTTATGCAAAATTCGGCAATGAGATGATAGGTGTTAATTATACATCGGGCGTCTCTCAAGGAAATAAACGAGTATTGGCTACGGTTAATAATAATTATCGCGGCAAGTGGCTTGACTATGATAAAATTTATAATTTCTTGCCTGATACATTTGTCATTAGCTCTTCGACATCAATTCGTAAAGATGGCGTTTGTACTACCGATACTTTGAAAAATCGCTGGTCTGCTTTAGGTGAGAAAGACGGTCGCTACGTAGTAATTTCATCAACATCGGATGGTGAAACGAGCGCTTATGATTTGTGTACCATTTTTAGCCTGTTAAAAATCGATAACGCGATTCGCCTCGATGGCGGTCCAAGCACCGGAATGACGTTCGGCTCAACTTTAGTTAATCCATTAACAGGGTGGGCTAGACTAAAATATGGAAGTCAGAGGCATATTGCATATTCTGTAAAGTTTTGGAAGTAATAGTTCCGGCAGATAGCCACGTAAGCAGCCTCGTCGGCTGCTGAGGTGGCGGGGCGCATCGGAGTGCTATAAGTTAAGTTCGCGGTAATGCTATGCCTGTTCTAGCGTCAGGGACACGTCCCAGAGCCTTGCCATGCCCATGCCGGTATATTTGAATTTAATTTTCTCGGCAAATCGGACCTTGTAGGTGGCCTTCTGGACTGGGTCCGTCCAATCGAAAATCATGCTTCCGCCTCGCACCAGTTCGTAGAAGGCCTCAAGGCGCGCGCGATCGGGTTCCGAAATGCCGGTATAGCCGGTGGTAAAAGTCTTGCGCGGCTTCCGGGTGTGGCGTGCGCGTGAGACGACGTAGCCGCCCTCCATTTTGCTTTTCATGGCGGGGTCTTCCAGCTCGACGCCGTAGTATTTGGAGTCCTGCTCTTTGTCCATTTTAGGGAATACCGGGTCGGTCATTTCACTGCGTCCTTTAATCCACTGCGGAAGCTGCCTGGGGATGCCGCCGCCGTCAGTACTGTGTCGAGAATGTACTGCTTGCCATCGAAGCGCATGTTGCCCTGATCGGCATTCATGTTCTGGCCGCTCTGATTGATTACGTTGACCACCACTGAAGGTGCCGCACCGCCGCCACCGCCGGAAACAGTCACCGGGATGGTCCGGCCATCGGGGAGGGGCACATAGGCCTCGTTCATCGAGCCTTCGCCGTAGACCGCCACCTGCGGGCTGGTGGCCACGCCGCCGTTGGCGTATTTGCGAAGCTCCATCGCGCCAAGGCTGGTCATGATGCCGCCGTTGGCAAAAAGCTCATTTGATGGGGCCGTACCTCCTCCGCCGCCGTACGCGCTGCCGATGGCGCTGCCGACCGCGCCCATCCAGCCCATCCCGCTGCTGGCCCCGGTAGAGGCAGCCGCCATGGACATCGCTTGAGCCATCGCCTGTACAGAGAACACGGCGTTGTTGATAGCCACGCTAAACATGCTGGTGGCCGTCGCGGCCGCGCTGTCAGCCGACGTCTTCGTTGCGATAGCCGCAGCCTCCGCTGCTTCGGCGCCGGACTTGGTTGCGCTTCCGGCTTGGCCGAACACATTCTGTTTGACCCAGTCGCCGCCGGCGTTGGCAAGCTCCTTAAGCGGGTTGGCGAGCGTCTCTTTCAGCTTTGCGTTGGCGATGTCCATCAGGATGTTCTTGATGAAGTCGCTTACCGCCAGGCGGCCCGTTTGCAGCGAACTGGTCAGCATCGACACAAACCCGTTGGCCGCACTTGCCCCCGCGTCGTCGACCGCTTTGTTGACGTCCGCCCACTGTCGGGTCATCTGCGCTGCAGCAGATTCGGTGGCGCGCACCTCTTGCTCAGCACGAATGCGGCGGCGCTCGCCGTACTGAATGTCGAGCTGGTCGCGCGCGTCCTGGGCGTCCGCGTTGATCTGCTTGATCTTCGCCTCGCTGTTGGCGATCCCCTTGGCGGCCTCTACCGCCGCAGCGCGCGTGCGCTCCATGTTGTTGACGCGGGTCTGGTAGATCCGGTCTTCGGCGTCACTTTCGGCCTGAATGCGGCGGGCAATACGGGTGCGCTCGTTTGGCTCCAGATCGGCCGAGTCGGCTTTGTTCTTGTCCACGTAACCCGCCCCGAAACTTGCAGCGTCAGCGCGCGCCTGGTTGAACAGGGCGGCGGTTTTTGCCGCTTCGAACTGCGCGAATTTCTCCGTACCGGCGCCGATTCGCTGTTCAAGGCGCTCCAGTTCGCGCGCCAGGGCGCGGAAGGAGTCGGTTTGCTTTGCCGCGCCCTCGCCGGCGAAGCGCTCCATTGCCATATTTGCGTCGAGACCGGTGGCCGCCACACGCTCGTTCGTGAACTCGAGCGCCTTCAGCTGCTCAGCCAGCAGCATTCTTTGGTAAGTGCGTTCTTTGAGCAGAACGATCTCTGGGTCGTCCGCGGTAGGATTTTTCTTTACGTCCCGGTCGGGCGAGAGGTTGCCGGCTTTGCGCTCACCTTCCACCAGGGCTGCGGCCTGTGCGCGCAGCGACTCAAGAGTCTCCCCACCCTCTACGATCGACTTCATCTTCTCGGTGGCGGCGTCGATCTTGCCTTTCTCAGTCTCCAGCGCCTCGGTTAGCGGGTCACGCACGCGGCGCGGCGTCTGATCACGAGGCGTGCGGAAGAGTCCGTCCGTGTCGGTGGTTTCAGTGCCCTCGTCACCCTTGGGGCCTTTACGAACTTTGAGACCTTTGAGTGCAGCGTCTGCCTTGGCTTTGGCGTCGGCCTGGTCCTTTGCTTCCTTCTGAGCGCGCGCGGCATTCCGGACGCCCTCGGCGTCTATCAAGGCATCGAGCGCGTCCTGACGCTTCTTGATTGCCATCTTCAGATCCGCAATTTCTTGGTCGGCGCCGGCCGTGCGACTACGGGCCGCGCCTTCCGTTCCGGCACGGGCACTTTTCTCCGCTCCAGCAAAGGTCGTCCGATCAATCTGCTTTTGCCCTAACTGAGCGCGCAACTTCGCGATTTCGGCAGTCTCATCTTGAATGACGACCGCATTCTCGCCTTTCTTAATCGTGGTCGTTTCGTCCTTCATTCGTTTGAGCGAAGACTGGACTGCGCCAGCGGAATCCTCGGACGCCTTTTTAGATTTTTTCGCTGCCTCGCTTGCGGCCGTGCCGAACATGCTCCAGGCGACCGTTGCCAGCGTCAGCGCAGTGATGATCAGGCCGATCGGTCCACCAGTCATGCTCAGTACGCCATTCATCACGCGCGCTGTGCGCGTCGTGGCGGCTTGCGCGGTCGAAAGGGCAGTCTGGGCCGTGGTATTGGCTGCTGCGGCCGTGGCGGCCCGCTGCTGGGCCGGCAGGAGGGTGTTCGTCACCGCGCTCAAGCGTGCCATGCCGGTGCTGTTCGCTACCGTGGCCTGGGCGGCGCGCAATTGCATCTGGGCGTAGTCGTTATGCGCTGCGGCGCTGCGGGCTGTCGCCTGCAGGTTGTCCATTGCCGCCGCAGTCACGCGGGCGGTAGATCCGGCCAGGGTGCCGCCAGTCGTGCTGGCGCGACCGCCCGCGGCAGCAAGCGCACTCAGACCGTTCGACAGGTTGCCGACGACCCCGAACATTCCGGTCATGCCCTTGAAGCCGAGCACGACCATCGCGCCGGCTGCGCTGATTGCCAGCAGCTTCGTGGCCATAGGGTTGTTCTGGCCAAATTCGCGTGTCGCATCGACGATGCTGGTGATGGTTTCCAGTAGGGGGCGCAGCACTGGGATGAGAGTGTCGCCAACCACAACGCCCAATTTGGAGAGCGCTGCTTTGGTGGTATCAACCTCTACGCCCCAGGACTTCATCGCATCTTCATGGGCTTTTCCGTACGTTGGTGCTTGCTCGGCCGCCTCAACCTCAGCCATGACACGGTGCTGCGAACCCTTGGTGGCGAACTGTTTGTAGAATTCGCGGACGTTGGTGTTGCCGATCGACTTGTCTACCCAGGCGCCAAAAGCCTTCGCTTGTTCCATGTCGTCGGTGCGGTCCGCGCCCTTGGCGAAGAATCGCTGGTCAGACTCTGGTGTTGCGGCCAGCTTGGCCTTGACGCTGTTGGCCAGCTCCATGGCGAACTTGGTCGTGTTCTCGGACGCGGCATCCGAGTTTTTGTACTTGACTGTGTTGTAGTTGCGCGTAAGGGGCTTGCCGCCGTTCGCTGCCGACAGCTCGTCTTTGTCAATGACGCCGAATTCCACCAGCAGCTTCGTGCCGGAGATCGTCTCGCGGGTACCGCCATTGATTCGACTGGCGGCGCCGCGCTGGGCCGTCGCAAAGCTCGACACGCCGCCGGCACCACCGCCTCCGCCGCCCATCACTTTCATCTGGCTGGCAGCAGCGATGTCGTAAAGAACGGACTCGTCGTTCTTGAGCTGCGCGTTACCGGCGCCGCCACGACGGGTAATCGTTTCGTAATCCTGGACCGTCATCTTGCCTTGGGTCAGAATAAGCGCGCGCGCCAGGCTGTCGAGGGCGCTCAGCATCTTGCCCGAGTCGTTGGTGATCCCGCGCGCTTCCATAACGCCCATCAAGTTCTGGGCCATCTGTTCGATGTTGTGAGACTGCTCCGGGAAGAGGCGGCTCATGACCGTCGTCATCTTGGCGATCTCAGGCACGATCTGGCTGAGCATCTTTGGATCGGTAGTGACGGCGCCGGCGGCGTTGGCCAGCGTCATCTTCAGCGCGTCGGAGCGGCTGATGTTCGGGTTCTGGGCCTCGACTGTCTTGGAAATAGAGAGAATGTTTGCATTGCCTTGTTTGCCCTCAAGGCCCATGGCGTTCATCTTCTCGACCACGCGCGCATACTCGTCGGCCTCGGATACCGATTTGATCAGACCCTGGCCAATCTTGCTCGAGGCGTACAGCTGCGCCATGCTCTTCCACATGGTACCGATCATTTCGGCTTGGATACGCTCCTCGCGCGCAGCGGTGCGGGCTGCCTGCACCCGCACGCGTGCAGCAGCCTGAGCGGAAGACTCGGATTCACGGTCGGCGCGCAGGCGCGCGGCGATAGCACGCTCAGCGATCAGGCGCTGGTCTTCGCCGGCGGAGCGTGCTGCGGCCACCGCCTGGGCATTCGATGCGGCCACGGCATTGTTCATCGCGCGCTGCTGCTCCAACTGGGCGATCGTAGCGCGACGCACGTCCTGCTGCGCGCGCTCAGCATTGGTCAAGCGCAGCAGTGCCTCGGTTTGCTGGCGAATCACCTGAGCGGAACCAGCATAGCCGTTGGCAACGTTCTGTTCGGTCAGCGCCTCGCGGGAGCTGCCGGACTTCTTCTGCCGGCGCATGTTTTCGGCCGCAATGCTCTGTGACAAGGCCTTGGCGTTGTATTCATTCTCGAGGCGGGATAGGGTCTTATGCAGCGCCAAGCGGCCGGCGATGATCTTCTCATTGCCCTCCAGCTCGTTGCGCAGCGACTTTAGCTTGAGGTCGATCGCCGAGGCGGCGCCTTCCTTCATGGATTTAGTGTTTTGCTCAACCGCCCGGTCCATTGCGGCCAGGCTGCTGACGGTCTTCTGCACACTGTTGACAGCAGCGGACATCCCTTGAGTGATGCCGGCCATTGCGCCGGTCATCTTCTGCAGGTCGGACGATAACGTCAAGAGGGTCGTATCGACGCGGTCGACGCCCTTGGCCAGGTTTCCAAGGTCGAGATTGAGAGTCTTGGTGCCGGCGCTGGCGCCTTTTACCTTGGAGCTAAAACCCGCGTCGTCGAGCGACAGTACAACCTTAATTTCCTTGCCAAGAGACATCCATTACCTCGTTTCAACTACCAATTTTTTGACCCGCCATCATTTTCAATTCGGCAAAGCCAGCTTCGTCGCGCTTAGCATCGAGCGGACTCTCTGTGGGGCCGCCCAGCTTGATGATGGTCCCGGCTTCAATGACCAGTTCTTCACGGAAGGCGCGTGCGGTGTCCGGAGTGGACTGGGCGACCATAGCGACCGACATTGCCCGCATGTCGCGCTTCGCTTCGATCCGGTCGATGTTTCTGTGCATCATCCAAAATGTCTTGAGCGGCAAGCGCCTCACGGCGTCGAAGCCCATCGCGTAGTAGTGGCTCACCCGGCAGAAGAAGAAACCGAAGTCGATTTCCTCAACTGTCGGGCCGGTCAGTTTCCCGCTTTGCCTTCTTCTGCCGAGACTTCGATCACTTCTGCTTCGTCGACGTCGGCGCCACGCACGAACTCGGACACCGTGTTCAGGCCGTCCAGGCTGAGTTTGCTCAGCGCTTCGCGCGGCGCGGTCGGCACCAGCAGCATGATGGTGTCGAGCACGTTTTCGAAGTGCTCCGACGGTGACGCCGTGCGGCTGATCAGCTCTTGGGCCGAATGCGAGACCTTCAGAAAGTTCTCCACGGTCATTGCCATGATTTCGTGCCGCACATTGGCGATGGTCAGAAAGCGGCCGCTGGAGACGTTCAGCTTGTCCAGATTCAAAATTTTCATTACAGCAGTTCCTTGCGAAACAACCCCGCCGGCGGCGGGGTTGCGGTTTGGTTAAAAAGTCGATTAGGCGATGTCGAGGCCGATGCCGAACAGCTCACCGGTAACTGGGTCCGGATAACCGGTGAAGTCGCAGTCATAGATGCGTTCGTTTTCCAGTTTGTAGGCGAACTTCAGGCCACCGGCCGTCGACGCTTTCGGGATCACGAAGTCTTCCGAGACGTTGTCATCCGGCAGGCTCTTCGGATGCAGACGCAGCTCTTTGGCGATCGACAGCAGGTCGGTGCCCACGCCATTGGTGACAACCACCCAGCGTTTGGTGGAGTCGACGGGATCGACATGCAACGTGGCGCCAGGCATGATCTTGACCATGTTGTCCAGGGTGGTTTCGGCCAGCGGCACTTTCACGGTTACGTCGCGACCCATGATGTATTCGTTGATGGTGGTCTTGCCGAACTGGTCGACGTTCACCTTATGGGTGTCGGTCTTCACCTCGACATCGACGCCGCCTTGGGTGTAGCCCAGGTCGACGCCATCGTAGAAGACCTTGCAGACGCCAAGCTTGACGTTTTTGGTGTCGCTCTTATTCACTGGTGCAGTTGCCATTCAAATTCCTTTGCAAAGGGTTCGTACATAAGTCAGTACTGACTTATCTATTATGGCACAAAAGGTCAGCTATTTCTAGAAAATGGAGGCCAGGGCTTCGGCAAGTGCCGCGTCGATGGCGCCGTCTATTTCGGCCACCGCCCGCTCCATAAAGCCGCCGCCAACTACTTCAGTCTGGCCGTCCTGCTTTGCCCGCGATTTCGGGCCGAGCTGCATGGTGCCGGCCGGCGTCAGGTGGGTGTGGATCTCGTATGCGTAATCGCCCACCATCTTGCCTGGCCGCTCGGGCACCGGCACTGTCTCGTCGATGTAGATCTCCACCTCGGCGCGGGTGAAGCGGCCGGCGTCATCGCGCAGCATGCTTCCTTCGCCGCGCACTTTGATCGCCTTCTCCAGGTTGGACACGTCGCGCGGCGCCATCCGCACGGCCTTGGCCTGGATCTCGCGCGCCTTCTGGACCAAGGCCGACTTCACCCGGCGCTTGGCGGTCGTGTCGACGCGCACTAGCATTTGTCCTGTCTCCATGATGCCTTTGTAGGTCAACGGCATATCAGCTCCGCACGAAACAGCAGTCGAACATCACATTGAACTCCAGAATATTGCCTTCGGAGAGTGGGAATACTACTGGGGTGGTGCGTGGCCGGCAGTAGTTGAAGTGCATGTTGGCCACGGCCGTCTCCTCCATCGTGAAGGCCTCGACGACTTGCTCCATCAGCGCCAGGCCTTCGCCGTAGCCGCCGAGCGTGGCACGCACGATCACCTGGAACTCGGTCTTAAAGTAGCCGGGCAGTTCGTGATTGATCTTGGTCCCGGTCAGTGGGTTGCGCAGCAGCACCGCATTGCCGGCGTCAGCCGGCATCATGTCTACGAAAAGCGTTTCGCCCTCGATGCCCAGCTTGGCGCTCGAGAGAATGGCCGCAAGAGGCAACAAGTTCATTTCTGGCTCCACATGGTTGCTTGAATACGGTAATGGTCAAGCCGACCGGTCACGTCATACTTTGGCTCGCGCGTGGCGATGCGCAGCTTGATTGCGGCCACCTGGATGATGTCGTCGATCTTCGCAAGCGTGTTTGCCGGCAGGAGAATGATCGAGGTGGTCTCCAGCTCCTGGGCATTGCCGCGCGAGGCGGAGCTGTCAGCCCGAACGGTGGTCTTCTCGTTCGACGTGGCCAGCTTGACGACCGAGCACCGCTCCGGGACGTAGCGCCCCGGGATCGGCTGGCCGTGAATGTCGTGCTTGCCCGAGGAGAGCTGAATGCGGCAGTGCTGATTAGGCCGGAACATACGCCTCCAGGCGCGCGGTCGCATTCGGGTGGAAGAATTGATGGCGCACGCTCTCCAGCTGGTCGATGCGAAGCGTGACGCCCTGATTGCGGTGCTCCGGGTTAGGGTAGATCAGCGCGACCATGTCGTAGCCGGCGGCCGCCACCTGGTTGACGCGCGCGTCGATGTAGGCCTGATATGCAAAGTCCCGCGCCAGCAGCGCTACCAGCTTGTCAGAACGCCAGTTGCGGCCGGCCGTATCTTTCGCCATCAGTTCTGGCTTGGCCATGATGCGACGGGCGATCTCGCCCATTGCGCCGCCCGGGCGGGTCAGTACGCTGCCGACGTTCAGGTCGCCTGTGCCCAGCTTCGTGATCAACTCGTTGAGGTTGGTCATTGCGATCGCATGGATCTGGTTCAGGTAGGGCAACAGACCGTCTGTGGGTGCGCCAGCACCGAGCGAGCGTAAGTATTCAAGCGTGGTGTTCTTGGCGCTCGTAATAAAGGTGTCGACCGTCAGCAGACCGGTTAGGCGCATGCTGGCAGCAGCGGCCGCCGGCGCCGCGCGGTAGGTGAGGTAATCCAGATTGAGCTTTGCAGCGAAATTCTCGTACTGCTGGCTCAAGGTCGTTCCGTATTGTTCGAAATCCATTATCCGCGTCCGATCCGTTTTGCGAAAGTGATGTACAGCGACAGGTAGCGCAGGGCGCGGCGGGATACCGGCATGTCCAGCGGCTTGCCCTGGCGGAAGGTTTGGCTCGATTCGCCCACCACGTCCTGGATAAGGCCATCGCGTCGTTTGCGTTCGACCGAGTCGCCGGCGAGGATCGAGTCCGCTTCGACCAACTGCGCTTTGGCAAGAGCGTCGATGAAGCGCGGAGGCAGCTGGGAGAATTGGTCCGGGGTCAGCTGGCTGAGATCACCGCCAGGCGAGAGCAAGCCGCCAACATAATTCGTTGATCGCGTGCCTTCCGGGATGTAGTTCAGGCTGTCTTGGCCCCAGTTGACGCCGGCGTTGAGCGGGGTGAAGCTCAGCTGGCAAATGTGTTCGCGTGCGTCGATCAGTGCGGCGATGCGCGCGCGCGGATCTGCAGCGTTCCAGCTGTCGAGGTTGGGCACCGAGATCGAGGTGAATTCGGCTTGGGCGTAGGTCATGAAGGAGTTGGCGCCGGCCACCAGCGGATCGAGCGTGGAGATCACGTACGACGCACTCGTCATCCAGGTATTGGAATCGGCAAGCGTGCAGTTCAGTTCGACGACCCGCAGCGCTTGCTTGGCGCCGGCCTTGAGCGTGTTCCCCAAGGGCGCAATACTGACCGTCGCCACATCGCTGCCAGCGACAAAGTCTGTGAGCTGGGTGAGCGGGACAATCTCGATGCCTTCCTGGTCGGTAACGCGGTACTCGACACGTGCTACGTCCACCTGGTTGCCGACGTAGTCGACTAGCGGCACTGCGAGAGTGACTGGCGTCCCTGCGGAGAACACGTTCATGATTACGCCTGCTTGGTCAGGATGGACTTGATCAGCTCACCAATGGCGTTGCCTTTGACGCCCAGCGCATCACCAATGGCGCGCAGGCCTTTGATGCCGGAGGCGTCAGCGATTGCTTCCAGCTCTTCCTGCGTGTACGCGCGCGAACCCGGGGCAGCAGGCTGCGCTTGAGCTTTGCGGGTGCCTTCTTGGCTGGCCAGCGCCTGGTCGGCGTTGATCTCGGCCGGGATGGTGCCGGTAGTGGAATGCGCATGGTCCAGAATGGACTGTGCGACGGAGGCGGTGGTGCCGTCTTCCCATTCACACAGGAACTGGGCCGCGATGCGTACGGCGTCGATAGGTTTCACATCGGCAGTGGTCAGGCCGTCTTCAAAGAAGACGACGCCCATTTGCCCGGTGTAGGTTTCAAAGCCTGGTTGCGTCAAACGAATTTTCATATTCACCTTTCAGAATGCAATAAAGGCGAGCCGAAGCCCGCCTTTATATTATAAGTCAGTACTGACTTACATTTTTACTTAAATGTTGGTGACGCCTTGCAGGGCTGCGATCGAACGGGTCGACTTCAGGGCCAGCGAGGTGTACCACTTCAGACGGATGCGGGTAGCATCTTTGTTCTGCACGGTGCCGATGTTCTCGACCACGATACCGGCGTTGTCGCCGCCGTACAAGCCGTGCAGGCCGTCCTGCTCGTTCAGACGCAGCGCGTACACCGAGGCGGTCGCGATCGAGGTGCCCTTGACTTCGGCGCCCGACAGGAACTCGTTCATAATGATCGGGATGCCGTTGTGGGTCAGCATCGGGCGACCGAAGTTTTCCATCATCTGCATCACGGCGTCGGTGCCGTAGGTGGCGCGCAGCAGGGCGCGGTACGCACGAATGGTGCCGCGGCGCATCACCAGGACGTCGGCGCCGTTCGGCACTGCGTCGCACAGCTCGTCCATCATGGTCAGGGTCAGCGGGTTGCCGTTGGTGCCGGCGGAAACGATCTGGCTACCGCCCGCGGTGGCGGCGAAGTCCTGGGCTTGCTTCAGCAGGCGCGGCAGACCGTCGAACACTTTCGAGTTCACGGAGCTGTCGCCGGTTGCCAGGGCGCGGTGGAATTCGCGCGCGACGGTCTTGGCCTTTTTGGCGATTTGGGTCGCCATCTGGCTGTTGGTGTCGCTCATGGTCTGGTTCAGGAACTTGTCCACATCAACGTCGCCAGCCAGAATGCGCAGCTTGGCAACCACTTCTTCGAAGGTGGCAGCCGATTCGTTGATCGGATCGTTCGGGTCCAGCCAGTCGGCGCCGCCGATGGTTTTCTCGCGGTTGTACAGGTAGGCCTTGCCTTCGGTTTGCACGAAAGGCAGGATGGAGAACAGGTCATCGCGTTCGATGATTTCTTCGATGACGCCCTGTACCATTTGATTGGCACTCAGGCGCTCGGCTTCGGTTCGCAACAGAGGCATTACTCAATTCCTTTTCAGAGAATTACAAAAAAGTTTTGGCTAACGGGCCTAAGTCGCTCTAGTTCCGATAATTCGCCACAATAACACTTTGAGGCACAAATGTAAATAAGTACTGACTTACTTTTAAGGGCGAGTCAGTACTTTTCCAGCTTTGATTACGCCGGGGCTTGACCCAGCAGATTCATCGATTTCAGGCCGGCGCCGATCTTCGACACCGAATCCAGCTGGCCTTGCGCAGGCGCTGGCACTTTTGCGGTCTGTTTGGACTCGCTGCCGGCGCCTTGCTTGGCCTTCGAACGGAACAGGTGCTCTTTGTCCGGGTCGGCTTCGCAGATTTTACGCAGCGCCGTTTCGAAATCGACGTTGGTGCCGTATTGGTCCACCAGCGGCGCGCGGCCAGCTTCACCACGAGGCTTGTCGTAGGCAACCACGTTGCCGTCAACGACGTCGAAGTGAGTGCCGTACACGATGCGGGCCTTGGACGAGGTCATGGTCAGTTCTTCAGCGATCAGCTTCGACTGAGCGAATTTCTGGCCAACGGACAGTTCGTCGACGACCTTGTCTTTGCCGGCCAGCGCAGCGCGCAGCACTTCGATCTGGTCCTGCAGTTGCTTGGTGGTTTTGCCGTGCTCGTCGGCCATGCGGGCCTTCAGGGTTTCGTACTCGCCCTTGGCAACCAGCTGGGCTTCGTCGGCGGCGGTCTGGTCGGCGATCAGCTTGCGTACAGCGGCTGGATCGATGCCGTCGAATTCCTTCAGGCGGGCCTGGGCGCTGGCCAGGTCAGATTCGGTACGCTTGAGGGCGTCCTTCTTCTGCATGACTTCCTTGAGCAGGCGCGCTTCTTCGTCGGTCGGCTTCTTGGCGCCACCTGCGGCGGCCGCGGCCACTTCTTCAGCGGTCGGCTCCTTCTTCTCGCCAGCCGGTGGGGTGGTTGCGCCGCCCCCGTTCTGGTTGCCGTCGCCGTTGTCGGCGTTCTGATAGCGCCACGATTTCATCTTATACATCCACTGCTTGTGCATCTGATACCTTTCAGACCAGTCTCTAGGTCAATGAGTTGTTGTGCGGCGCCGGTCGCGTGGCGCTGCGGGTTAGGGTTTGCGCTTACGCGCCGCCAATGCCCTTTCGGGTCACTTGGTGTCCTTCTTAACAGAGCCTTGGCCCGCAGGCGATTTGGCAGGTGGCGCTTCCGCCCCTTCCTTCGCTGTGGCCTTGGCGCTGACGCTGGTTGGTGAATTGGCCGCGGTGGCTGCCGTCATGGCCGCCGCCAATTGCACCGGATCAGTTGGCCATTCCTTCAGCTCCGACATCATCTTTGCTTTCAGGTCTTTGGCCAGCTGCGGGAACAGCTTGTCGATGACGGACTTCATCTGCTCTTGACGGATGCCTTTAGGGGCGTCGATCAGCATCAGGCGTGCGGCGAGATCGAACTCGTCGTAAAGCCCGCGCGTATCGAAGTTGTCCGGATAGGAGACGATGTTGTCGGTCAGGGCTTCGCCATTCCATTTTGCGACCAGGCGGGCAAGACGGTTTTCGAAAAGCTCCAGGCTGTCTGCTTTCGCTTGCAGCAGCGCGTTGACGCGTTCGAAGTCGTAGGCCTTGGCAACGCCGGAGCTGTTGTCAATGCCCATCGAGTTGTCCTGCTTGGTGCGCTCGCCGGCCAGGCCGACGGTGTGGTAAATCTCGTTGATGATCTTGTCGATAACGGCCAAGATCATTTGCGCTTGTTTCGGGTCGGGCGAAATAAATTCAGGCCTGGCGCCACCTTCGCCGTCGTACAGGAAGATCCGCTTGGTGCCCATGTCCAACATGGCGTTGTAGTTGTCGGTACCAGGCAGCACGTTTTGAGCCGGCATTGCCAGCTGCGAAAACGTCTGATCCTGGATGATGGCATCCAGATTCGACAGGTAATTGGCCACCGCGCGGTCCAGGTAGGCGACGTCATCGATCAAACCTGGCGAGGTGTACTCGTCATCGGTGATGAAGTGGTCGTGGATGATTACTGGCACTTCGCCCAGACCGTGAATGCCTTGGCCAACCTCGACCACGCGGGTCTTGTTGGTGCGGCCCACCTGGCGCTCTTCAAACAGGCGCCATTCGTTCTTGGTCCAGATGCGGTAGCGCGGCATTTCCTTGCCGGAGCTTTCCATTGGGTCCACGTCATCGCGCACCACTTCCTGAATGAGCACCCAGTTCAGGCCGCCGTCTTCGTCGTACGAGTAGTCCAGCAGCTGGGCTGGGCCGACGGCGTAGGCGTAGGTGCGTAGGCCGGCGGTCTTCGCATCTGCTTGGGAAATGATCTCGGTCGTGGGGCGTTTGGCCTTGTTGTCGACCACGATAGCCAGGCGGCCGAGAATGGAAGCCTTTCGGCCTACCTGGCGCGCGAAGTCGTTGATCTTCAGGCCGGCCTTGGTCGAGAGCTTCCAGAATTCTTTTACCGAGGCTGGGGCGTCCGCGTCGTTACGCGTGATGTTTTGCTTGAACAGGTACTTGTTGAGCAGGTCCACCACCTCATGGGAGTGGTTGAACCGGTAGGCGCGGTCGACGCGGTCCTTGTACTCTTGCTCGCCTTCCTTGACGTAACGGAAGACATTTTCTTCGGTGAACCAATCCCGGCCGCCCTTGTAGGTGGCCGCCAAAAACTCCCAGTGCTTCAGGTTCTCTTCGTACTGAGGATGGCGACGAGAAATGAGCGCTTTGAGCTTTTTCTGGTCACCATCCAGCGGGACAATCGTACCGTCGACCGATGTCGGGTCGATCGTCGCGGTAGCGCCTGGCGTGAAGGTTTTCATGTTCATGGCGCGATAGTAAGTCAGTACTGACTTACATGTCAAGGCCAAAGCTATCGCGACATACCTCCGATCTGCACCTTCCGAACAGGGAACTCCAGCTCGATGCAATATCCGCCCGCATCGGCGCTGTGTTCAGTACCGCCGCTCTTGTCGACGTCGCGTGAACCTGGCTTGTAAATGGTCTGCTCGAGCGCGCCGATGAAGTGTTTGCACCTGGCGTCGACCTTCAGGCGAACGGTACCATCGGCCGCTTTCAGCATGCGGTTCATCGCATTGACGCGGTCGGCTACGGCCGGGTGCTTCTTGCGGAACTTCAGGCGCTTGAAGCCTTTCTCACGAAGGATGTCCAAGTCGGTTTCGCCCCGCGCGTGCTGTCGCTGACCGCCGGCAGGGTCGGGATAGACGACGACCTGGATCTGGTGGCGCCAGTACCGCTTCTCCAGCTCGTTGCAAATTTCCTCGGTGTTCGACGAGAACAGCACGACCTCGTCGACGGCCCAGACGGTACCGTCGCGCTGCGGCTGGAAGATGACTGTCGACATCGGATCGATGTTGAAGTCCATACCCACCCAGATCGGCAGCTTTGGATTGAAAGGGTAGTCGCCGACATGCTCGTTGCGGTCGAACGGGTAGTACACGCGACCTGACATGGTTTCGAAGGAGGCTTCGAATTCCTGCTTGAACGATTTCTCGTCCATATCCTGCTTTGCGGCCTCAATCTCGGACACCGGGATGAACGGCGAGGTGATGGTCGGGAACTGCCAGCTCTCCCACAGGTTGCGAGCGACGTTGCCGGCCTCCTGGCCGCGCTTGAACAGCTCGTAGAGGTAGTTGTATGCCTTCGGGGTGCCGATGAAGATGGCCTCGCCACGACGGTCGGCAAGGACAGGGCGCAGCACTTTGACCCAGGTGTCGGCCGCAATATCCTGGAATTCGTCCAGGACCAGGAAGTCCACGCCCACGCCGCGCAGCGAGTCGCCCTTGTCGGCACCCTTCAGCTCGATCACGGTGCCGTTGACCAGGGTGATCTCCAGGCGCGTCTCGTTGACCTTGCGGACCCAGCGACGCGGGATCGCCTCGAGCAAGTCGGTCCACATAATCTGCTTGGCCATCTTGTAGGTCGGAGCGACGTACCAGATCTTGGACTTTCGCTTTTTGGCCCGGGTGATGATCAGCACGCGCGAGAGGGCGGTCTTGCCCCACCGGCGGCCGGCTACCACGACACGAAAACGCGCCTTCGACCGGTACACCAGCATTTGCTTGGTGTGAAGGGACAGCTTCTCTCGCGCGACAGCCATCAGACGCCTTCTTCGACCACGGCGTCGTCGCCGTCTTCGTCGTCCGCATCGTCGTCATCGGCCGGCGGTGGCGCCGTCAGGTCGTCGATTTCGGAATGGTCGCGGTCGCGCAGCTCTTGAATCTGCTCGGCGGTCAGCTCGGCGATGAGCAGTTCCGGCAATTCGGAAGGATCAACGGCGTCAGGGCGATCCAAGCCCAGGACAGCCCAGCGCTCCTCGCGCATCTTCTTCATCACGTTGGCTGCAGACTCGAGCGCCTTGAGGTTGTTGGTAGCCACCGAAAGGGGATTGCCGGCGCGCTTGGCCTCCAGAATCTCGTTCCAGGTTAGCTTGGCCAAGTTGGTCGCCCAGGAGTAGTGCTGCTCCTTTGTCTCCTTGATTCGGGCAGCAATGACCGTCGCCTCGTCGATGGTGTTCGCGGCGAGCGTTTCCTCGACCTTCTTTTTTACGGCAGCCGCAGTCGCTCCCTTGGAGAGGCCTTTGGCCCGGAAGTGTCGTTCGAAGGTAGAAATGGACTTGCCGTATTTTTTGACCAGGTCTTCGTAGGTCACTTCGCCGGACGTCCATAACGCTTCCGCTTCCGCCCATTGCTTCGGGGTCAGGTTGCGCTTTTTCGGCGTTGGTGCTGTCACTGCTATTCCTTCGGGCAAAAAAAATGGGCGCAGGGAGGGCGCCCATATGGAACATTCAACATATGGACACCACTGTAACGCCGCCTCAAAGATAAGTCAATACTGACTTATCTTTTTTGGCGTAGAGGGGCGATTAGGTTCAAGGAAGGAGTGCTGGGCACCTCACGCACTCGCACCGCATCGCCATCGCAGGGTTTGGCGGGAAGGGCTGATCCGGTTCAGTTTCCCGGGCTAAGAGGCTCCGTTCCGGCGTTCATCCTTTCCGCTGTCGTTCGTTTGGACTTATGCTCGACTTATGCTCGACTGCGTTTTCCGCAAATAATAAATAGTAAGTATGTACTTATAGAATGTATATATTATTTATAGAAACGCGTCTCGAGCATAAGTCGAGCATAAGTAGCGGAACGACAACTATTTATGCTTCCAGAATCTCCATGTCGACATCCAATTCATCGTCCTCGACGTTGGAGATCACAGGGTTCGGCTCCAACTGGATTTGCTTACCGCCGTAGCCGGAGCCAAGGGTCGTGATCTGGATGACCTGTCGCATGCGGCCGCGGCGCTTCTCCTGACCTTTTTTCTCGATCAGGCCATGCCCGATGAGCGCCCGGATGGAGAACTGCAGGCTTTGCTTGGTGGTGGAATAGCGCACGCGCTCCAGGATCTCGTCCAGGTCGCACGGCGCCTCGTTGATTACGCGGATCAGTTCAATCTGCTTGGTCGTCAGGTTCATGTTCGTCCAGTTGTGGTTCAGCGATGGTGGTTTTGATGGTGATGGCGGCAAGCTGCTCAGCGGCCCGCTGCAGGTCCAGCGGCTCAGTTAGCGACTGGTTGTCGAACGCGACCAATGGAAGGCGTGGCGGGTACTCAAAATCGGTCCCAGCGCCCATTTCGAAGTCGGGATTGGTGAACACACCGTAAAGGGGGCTGGCCAGGACCAACTGCTGAAGCGACTTGAGCAGGTAGCGCACCTCCATGGCGTCCACGCGCGACGTTCCGTTGGCCCGGTTGTCGCCGGATTTTTCCATGGACGAGCAGGTGTAGTAGAACTTGCGCATTTCGGCGACGCACTTGGCCCGCACCGGTTCCTTGAACGCCTCCAGCTCGGCGAGGATGCCGACGTAGTCCATTGGGGCCGAGGCAAACCAGCGCCGGAAGAAGTCCAGGCCTTTGCTGTAATTGGCGCTGCGCCGCGGCTTCGTGAATTTCATGCCGGCGCGCGCGGCAAACGGGTTGAACTTCGACATCGACGACTGGAACTCGACGTAGCGGCAGCCGGTCATGCGCATCATGAGGTTCTGCATGCGGTAGGCAATACCGGCGCCGCGGTACATCGTGTCCAGGACCAGGCGCGAATTGGTGCAGCTGTGAGCGTTAAGCCAGAGCGCGCGGTGGCGGTTCATCAGCTTCGTGTCACGGCCGGCCTGGTTTGGCCGCATGTGCTTAAACGCCTCGTTGCGGCCAGACAGCAGCATTTTGGGTACCGTCATGACGCCTACGCCGATCACCTGGCCATCGAGGATGCACCGGTAAATCAGCGGGCCAATGCCTAGGTTCTCAGCCTTGTAGTGCAGCTCGTGCAGCAAGTCCCAGTCTTCCTTCGTGCCGCGCTCGACGTAAATCTGGCTCAGCAGCGACAGCTTGTGCTTGGCCGGCACCGCGCGGCGCTCGATCAGCACGTCCTCGTTATCGGCGACGATCATGCGGGCTGCCCTACTACGCCGCCGCGGTGGACGATCTTGATCTTCTCGCGGTAGCGCTTCTCGATGTACACGTTTGGCGCCAGGTCGGGCACCATGTCGGTGTGCGTGGTGGCCACGAGCAGCGTGGCGCCGGCCATGCGCGCAATTTTCTGCAGGTTGAAGGCGATCACTTTCGCAGTGGTGCGGTCCAGCACGGCGAGGAATTCATCAGCGACCCAGACCTTGGCGCCGGACTCGATCAGCTTGGCCAGGCGGAAGCGGTAGCGTTGGCCGTCCGACAGTTCGGCAGGCTTGCGCACGAACAGGTAGGCGTCATTGAGGCCGGCCACGGACAGCAAGTTCAGCGCAGCAGCCGTGGTGGCACCGATCTGGTCGATCAGCGGTACGTCGAGCAGCGGAACGGCGTCGAGATCGGCCACATGCATGCCGGCACCGGTCATCAGGGCCGACAGCTCACGTAGTACGGTGGACTTGCCGGCGCCGGACTGGCCCGTCACGTACACCACGTCACCCTGTTCGATCTCGATCGGCTGGTTATCGAAGACGACGAATTCCTTGTCGTCCAGGCCCAGGCCGAATGCTTCGGCGATCTCCAGCACGCGGTCAGTACGGGTAACTGCGGTCTGGAAGCGCTTATCTACAGTAAAAATCATTTCTTTGTTTCCGTATTTTCGTGTTTCTGTGGGGCGTTTAGGACGCAGTCCACCCACCACGCGGCCGCCTCCGGGTTGTTCATCCAGAATGCGCACAGACCGTTGGTGGTGAGGAATGTGGTGTCCTCCTCGATAGTTTTGTCGCCCACGCCATAGAACATATGGATTGCATGCATGACCTCGTGCATGAAGGTATTGGCCAAGCGCGCCGGCGCCAGATCATCGCAAATGCGGATTCGCTGCAGCACTGCGTTCATGTCACCGTAGACGGTGTCGGAAGCCTGTTCGAAGTTGGGCATAACAACGACCTTGAAGTCGTAGCTGCCGATGCGCACCGACTTTGGGATGGTGTCGTAGAAGTTGCGGCTCATGCGGCGGCCGCCATCGTGTTGATGAACTCCATGAAGGCCTCGGCGCCCGACTTGCCCGATTCGTGCTCCAGCTGGGCGATGAACATGGCCACCGCCCGCTCGTCGGCGCCCTTGATGGACTTGAAGCCCAGCGCTTTGGCGATCGGGACGTCCTTCATGGCAGATGCCACGATGGTTTCTGCAGTCTCCTCTGATTGCTTGGCAATCTCGGCGTCGAGGTCGGTGACAAAGGCGTCCGTGTTCAGCTCGCCCAGGTCGGCGATGACGAAGTCCAGCTCTTTCTTGTCGAAGAAGCCGCTCAAGTCGAAGTCCAGGTCCACCAGCTCTTGCTGCAGCAGGTCGGTATCGAGGTTGGAAATCGCGACGCGGTTATCGGCCAGACGGTACGCTCGCTTTTCATCCTCGGTCATGTCGGTGATCTGCACCACTGGTACGTGAGGCAGGCCCAGCTTGATGGCGGCCAGGCGCCGGCCGTGGCCGGCAAGGATCTCTTCGTTCTCGTCCACCACGATCGGATTGCCGCGCCAGCCGAATTTCTCGAGCGAAGCGGCGATTTTGCCGACCTGGCTGTCGTCGTGCATTTTCGCGTTCTTGGCGTATGGGCGTGGGCGGCCAGTGTCCCACATTTGAATTTCAGGGCTTGCTGCAGTAGACGCCATGATCAGAACTCCGGCTGCGCGACAGCGCGCGTGAGGAACATCAGGCCTTGCTGGATGCTGGTGCGGCCCAGCGCGGCCCAGCGCTCAGGCTCGGCAGCGTTCATGCGGCGGGTCAGGTCGGCGTCGCCGATCGCCGCAGTGCGCTGGGTAGCGATGCGCTGCTTGACCATTTCGACCAGTTTGGCGATCTCGTGGTTGTGTTGGCGGACCTGGTTCATCAGGTCGATCGTCTCGGCGTCGAACTCGTTGTAGCCGGCGATCTTGCGGTGCTGGTTATCCATAAATATTCCTTGATGTTAGAGCGGCAGGATCTGCAAGACCACGCGCAGGGTGACGAAAATGAACGCAGAGATCAGTACGAGAGAGGAGGTCAGAACGCCTGTCACGATCGAGAAAATGGCGACAAATGGGAAGCTGGCTTCGGACATGCAGCAGTAACAGTAGGTGGCAGCAATGATCCCGAGGATCACAGCGATGAACAGAATTTCGATCATTGTTCGTCCTGAATGGGCATAAAGGTGAGGGGTGCTTCGGCGGGCGCCGCGTCGAGTTCGTCAGGATCGGCGCCGGAGTAGTTGCTCCCGGCGTCGCACCCCTGGCACTCGAATGGGATTTCCAAGTTGAGGCAGGACTCGCAGTACACGTAGTCCTTGCCGTTCGCTGGCCGGATGTTCATGCCAGGTTGCCAATGATGTGCACCAGCGCGTGGCCGGCATTGGTGAGACTGTCCTCGTCGGTGAAGCGCTGACGCTTCATTGTCCGCTCGATGGCGTCGGTGATCGTGGCCGAATCGCCCACTGGCACCTTGAAGCGCATGATGACGTGGGTCTGGGGTGCGGCAGTTGTCGAAGGGCTTGGGGTAGGGGTGCCCTCATCCGGAAAATCAAGATCATCGAGAGCTATAGTGCTGCTTGCAAAGATCGATTCGAATTCCGAGTCAGAATAGGGCAAAAACGCACCCAGCTCGGCCGGCGTGCCGATCTCCTCCAGGAGTTTGGTCAGCAGCAGGGTGTCATCACTGCCGTAGCGGCCGTTGTCGACCAGGCCGATCTCTTTTGCCTTCTTGTCGCTGATCTGGCCAAGATTGACGATAGGGACTTCCGTCATGCCAAGACGGATCGCCGAACCATTTCGGTGTTCGCCGCCCAGTATCTGCAGCTCACCGCTGGCCAGGGTGCGCACGACGATAGGTTTGAACATGCCCAGACGCTTGATCGAGGCATCGATCTTGGCCTCGTTGTCCGGGCCGACGATGTTCGTGTTCCAGGGATTCGGCGTCAGCGTGCGGGGATCGGCAGTGGTAAGGGTGGGATTTGACATGGAATGGGTGTGATTGATAATAAGTCAGTACTGACTTATACTTTATCCATATTTTTAACACTTGGCAACCCCAATGACCAAACAAGCAACCATCGCATCCAACGCCTGGATCGCAAAACTTCACAAGCCGGATCGTGATTTGCTCCTGGCGGTCCAAACGATCCTGTCGTACGCGGTCTCCGGCGCCGAGCACTCCATAACCTTCAAGCGCGGCACATGGGATGGCCGCAGCTCGTTTCTTGACTTCCGCGCGGGCACGTTTCCGGCCGGCTTCGTCCACTACGTTGCGGCCAAGCTGCGCGCGCTGGGGTACACGGTCATGTTCGCCCGAAAAGAGTTGCCGCCGCCGCTGGGGCCGGTCGCTCCCGTAGTCGACAAGTTCGGCATGGCACCGCGCTACGACTATCAGCCGAAGGTGATCGACGCGCTGCTCAAGTTCGGGCAGATCATTGCCCAAGTGGCCACCGGCGGCGGCAAGAGTCGGATCGCCAAGCTGGCGTTCGCCCGTATTGGCCGGCCGGCGATGTTCCTGACCACGCGCGGCATCCTGTTGTACCAGATGCATGAGGCATTTGAACGCGATCTGGGCATCAAGGTGTCCATCCTGGGCGACGGCAAGTTCGGGCACACCGTTGTGCAGGATGGCGTTGAGCGTCAGGCGATCAAGAAAATGTCGGTGGCCATGGTGCAGACGCTGGTCGCGCGTCTCGAGGAGAAAACGGTCGACGGCGAGATCGAGCGCATGGTCGACCAAATCCTGAAGAAAGAAGTGAAGGTCGCCAAGGCGCTGGAAAAGAAGATGACGGCCGTTGGGGCCACGCCGGCGGCCGTACGCGCGGCGATCGCGGAGCTTGAGGTCAAGCAGAAGGCTGCGCGCGCGGCCGGCGCCAAAGAATTGAAAGCCGCCGCTGCGGTGAAGGTGGACGCGCACATGAAGGATCGCGCCAAGACGATCGACCTCCTGGGTAAATTCGAACTGGTGATCCTCGAAGAAGCACATGAAGCGTCGGGCAACAGCTATTACGAGATCATGCGCCACTGCAAAAATGCACACTACCGCCTGGCGCTTACGGCAACCCCATTCATGAAGGGCGATGAGGAGGCCAACATGCGCTTGATGGCGTGCTCCGGACCGATCGCCATCAAGGTGCCCGAGGAGCTGCTGATCGATCGCGGCATTCTGGCGCAGCCTCACTTCCGTATTATCGAGCTGCGCAACAAGCCAGCCAAACTGATGCGTCACACCGGTTGGCAGTCCGCATACCGCATTGGGATCGTCGAGAACGAGTTCCGTAATGCGGAGATCGTCAAAGAATGCGTGCGCTTCGCCGGGTACGGACTGACGTCGATGGTGCTGATCCAACAGACACAGCACGGCGCCTTGCTGGCGCAGAAACTGGCTAATGCCGGCCTACGCGTTGAATTCATCCAGGGTGAAGACGACAAGGAAGGGCGTAAGGAGGCGCTGCGCAGGTTGGCCGGGGCCGAGATCGATGTACTGATCGGGACGAGCATCCTCGACGTTGGCGTGGACGTGCCGGCAGTCGGGCACATTTGTCTCGCTGGCGGCGGCAAGGCCGAGGTGGCGCTGCGTCAGCGAATCGGACGCGGCCTGCGGGAGAAGAAAAACGGCATGCCAAACGTGTGCTTTGTCACCGACTTTGCCGATGCCTTCAACGAGCACCTGAAGGAGCACGCTCTCACGCGCTTGGGCATCATCAAGGCCACTCCTGGCTTCGACCGGCACATCCTGGAGCGGGGCGCCGACTTTGATCTGGAGGCTCTGGGCTTCTCCAAAATGAAAAAGGCCGCATAAAGCGGCCAAGTTATTTCACATTCGCGGCTTACTCGTAGTAGCCGCGTTCCATTTCTTCGATTAGAACAGCATGTAACACTTCCACATCCGGAGCTGCGGCTTGGTACATCCCGCGCAGCGCGGTCACGGCTGCTTCAGGCGTCTTAAAGACTTTCGAAGTCAGGGTGATTTCCTCGTGCGTGTATTCTTGGGTGGTAGGGTTGAAGCAGGCGATTTTCAGTTTCATGCGGCTATCTTTCAGGTTGCGATGCGTAAAGTCAATCTTCAGGATGCAAAAATCCAACGACTGCGATTTTGGCAGCGCTAAATAGATGTCAATTGTTGTCTAGCTCCGGTTATATGGAGGTTCGACATCCCGTAAGTTGGCTGTTGTGCACGAGAAACCCGCGTATTTTCTAAGCAACTATCTTAGCACGGATCTATCCACCTTTGCGGCCAAATGTGAGCGATATCATTAACCGTGGCGGCGCTACAACCGGTCAGTTTGTGAACTTTCGTAACGTTGTTAGACCTTTGATATTTTAAGTTTCTTGACAAACAACGTAGGAGTGTTCCTACGCAAGAATGATTCAAATTTTTAATGAGCTATAATCCATATGAACGTAAAAATACTTATTTTGGAACATATGGACATTCAAGAAATTCAACTTCCGGTTGACGAGGAGCGTCAACGTCGGTCGATTGATCTCTCCGTCGAGAGCTGGGAGGAGTTGGCCGTTCTGGCCAAGGCCCACAAGATTACGCAAGGTGAGGTGGTAGACCTTATGCTTGTACTGCTGCGCGGCTCCGACAGCGCGTCGGCCCTCTACGATCGCAAACGCGCAGCCAAGGTGGCGGCCCGGGCGCCTAAGAAGCAGCTCAACGCACTGCTGCGTACTTTGACTCCAGAACAAATCGCCGCAGCCGTGGAGCTGGCCAGCAAAGGCACGACGTGA